CTACTGATGAGTTTGCATGGGATACTGCCCCAGAGTGGGATACTCCAGTAAAACAATCTAAAGCGGAACTAGCTAAACAATACATGGACTCTGCCAAACAGGGTTCTATGGATTGGTCTAATAACCTTACTGGGGTTGCCGAGTCTGGATTATCTCTTGCTACTGGAGCTGGTAGTATGCTGACTGGTCTGGTTCCTGCGGCTATGCAGAAACTAAACGACTCCTCTGTTGACTTTGAGAAGCAGTATGCTGCTAATATTGATAGAACCACCTATGAACCTAGAGAACAACTAGGTAAAGACCTTGTAGAGAAATCAGGTAAGTTTATTAATGATACTTTGGTCCCCGGTGTTATGGGTGCCCAAGGACTTCCGTATGTAAATACGGCTGCTGTTCCTCTTCGTGCTGGATTGTCTGCCCTAGGTAAGAATCTACGTAAAGCTGGAGAAAAAGCACCCTCTAAGGTTGAGTCTGCTATCGCAGAACTCAATAGTAAAGAAGAATCTAAAGTTGACCCTAACTTAGAGTTCTATAAACAAGAAGCAGAACGTAAACGTCAAGAGGCTCTTGGTATCATCCAAGTAGATCCTAATGGTATTGCTCGTACTGCCGAACAGGAACGTAGTCAACCTAGGGTAGAGGAGAAAGCCACTAATGGCCCTGACGGGCAAATGGCTTTGTTTGATATTCCTGAAAACCTTAGACAACCTACTAAGTATGAGGCTGTTCCGGGGGATTGGCGTGTTGATGAGAATGGTATTCCTATTAAGGCCGACCTTAGTATGGAAGCTCAGAACCTACAGGAACCCCTTCAAAGGAACCTGTGGGGGGATGAACTTGCTCCTAAACATGAGCAGGAAGCCCCTAGAGGCCTCACAGACGCGATTGATTCAATGGACTGGGCACATAAGAGGGGTGCCCTTAAAAAGACGCTCCTAGGCCATGATTTAGAAGCTCCCGGTACTCTGGAAGCAGCTAAGATGGCAGCCGAGAACCAAGCTAATCGTAACCCTCATGGCAGTCCTCTCATTGAGATGAACTCTGGGATTAAGGTTAGCCGTGAAGCCATTGAAAAGCTTCGTTTCCTTCGTGATGAAATCCCTGTTACTACTGATAAGGGATATAAGCTCTCTATTGGGGAAGCTGGTCCTGTTAAACGTAATGAAGCTAATCAATGGTTGGTAGACAATACACATACTCCTACAGAGGGTGATAGAAGTCTAGTAGCCAAGGATATTCATGGACGTGTAGTTGCTTATGTTGATTTAAGTCATGTAGAAGGTAACACCTTTACTCCTAAGGATGTGAAGGTATCTGCTGAGGCACAACGTAAAGGGATTGCTACTGCTCTCTATAATGAAGCAGAACGTCGTGGCTGGACTATTAAAGAGTCTCCCTACAAGACGGATGCTGGTAGTGCCTTCCGTAAAGGCTTTAATGCCAAACAAGGACAAGTCACTGAACTCAACTCTGGTTTAAAGCCTAGTTGGGGTCAAAAAGATACCATAGAACCTCTGAAGGCTATCCCCGGTATCGGTAATAGGCTTCGTGAGGTTGGTCATGCTATGATTCAATCTCCTGAGGAAGCTATCAAGCTTGCCAAAGAACGGCCTGACGTTTCTCAAGGACTTATAGATAAGACCTTATCTTTAAATAACATGATGACCAAGGGAGGTACTTACCTAAAAGCTAAAGTTAACAACCCAGTGGTTCACTATGTTGTGGATAAGTTCTTAGGTGCAGAGAATAGAGGTAAGGCTGAGATTGCGGACAAGGTACATCAAACCTACCTTCCTACTCTCCGTGACCTCTCCGGTAAAGAGCGTACAGAAGTGTTCACTCTGTTGAATGCTGCGGACTTAAACAAGAAGACTATTACTCCTGAACTTATGAATAAATGGGGTCTTTCTGACAAACAGAAAGCCTTTATTACTCTTCATAACGAGAGGATGGCTGATGTATTGGGTAAGATTAACTCTGCCCGTGAAGCTGTAGGGAAAAAGCCTATCGAGGCTCGTGAAGCCTACTCTGCCATGAATATGACAGGTGACTATCGTAAGGTAGTTAAAGTAGGAGAACAGGTAGTAGGTGTGATTGGTTCTAACTCCATGACCTTTGGAAAGAACTCTCTAAAGAATCTTGAAAAGAATCTGAAGGAGAAGAACCCAACCTATGAGTTTGGTCCCTTAGTCAAAGCTAATGAAACTACCCGTACTAAAGGTAGTCCACATGAAGCCTTTATGGATGTATTGAAGACTCTTGGTGAGGATAATCCCCACATGAAAGAGTTCCTGAATACTCTAGCTGAGGTTGCTAAAGATGATGCCTCTAACTATATGGGTATGCAGAAGCATACTCTGACTAAGAAGGGTGTCTTTGGTATGGAAGGACGGAAAGAGTGGCTGTCCCCCGAAGAGAATGCTAAACAGTTCTTTGAGAACCAAGTCCGCTATATGGAGAATGCCTATAATTGGGCACACATTACCGAAGCAGCTAAGGATGTAAATAAAGTCCTTCGTGATAAGGATGTAATTGATAAGCAGCCTAAAGCTATTAAGATGGGTGAAGACTACATGGCTAATGCCATCGGTCTTAATACCAGTAAAGTAGGTAAGGCTATGAATACTCTTATTCATACTCCTTTAGAGTTGCTTGGATATGGTCCCTCAGTAGGTAGAGAGGGTGTTAGTTTAGCTCGTAAGACGGCTAATACTATGGTCCTGTCTCTGAATCCATTCTTCTTAGCTATTAACATAATGCAACCTATGGCAGCTATGCCGGGGTTGAGTTCGATGCTCAGGAGTGTTGGGGGTAGTAAATCCCTTACCTTTGGTATTGGGGATATGACTAAGGCTGCTTGGACTCTAACTAAACCTAAATCTATGCTTTCTGGCTTAGAGAAGGGTGCTTTAGACTATGCTAAAGACAACCATATATATTCTACTGATATGGTGGAACACGCTAATCAAGTGGAGAAAGGTACTCGTTACTATGGTACTAAGGTCCTACAAGGGCCTGCGGCTATGGTGGAACAGGCTACCCGTGCCCAGATGTATATGGGTCTAGTCCATATGCTAGACAGTGCAGGTATTACTCCTAAAGCTGGATTGTATGAACAAGCCCATCGGTTTACCGACATGGCTATGAACAACTATGCAGCTATTGAGAAGCCCCCTATCTATAATGCCCTAGGGGATGCAGGTAGTATGGCCTATAATTTAAAGAGTTATGGACATAATGAGATTTCTCGTTGGGCTTTGTATGCTCGTGAGTTAGGTGAACATGGAAATGCCAAACCTATCCTGACCCAAATGGCGACTACAATTGCCTTGGCAGGGGTTATGGGGCTTCCCTTCTTCTCTCAATGGGATGATTTGTATAGTTACATTACTAAGAAACTAGGTTCTCCTAGGTCCCTTAGTTTGGATACTATTGCTATGTCTGAGAAAGTAGGTAAGCATCTAGGCCCTAAAGGAGCCTATGCTCTGTCTAATGGCTTATTCTCTATTGCTGGTGCTGATATGTCTAAACGTGTTGGCCTAGGTGATGTGGTCCCTAGCCATGTATCTGATGCTGCTTTCGCTGGCGCAGGTAAGCTAGGAAGTGCTGTGAAGGCTGGAGTTGGTGCTGTGATGGACCCATCCAATCCTGATAAGTGGAAAGCTTTGGGATACAACGTGGCTCCTCAAGTTGCCCAAGGACCTATGGATGTGAGTATGTACCAGAAGAATGGTCTTGCTTATAGTAAAGACCCTGAGAATATCCATCCTGTAGCTAAACGTAATGATACCGATATTCTCATGAAGAAGATTGGTCTTACAGGGATAAATGAGTCAGTCCAAAAGACTAAGAACTATGAGAACTCCCAAATTACTAAAGCTATTATGGAGTATCGTACTCAAGGGTTACATCAGATTGCTCAAGACTTGTTTAACAACAGGCCAATCAATCCTAAAGCAATTGAACGCTACTTTAAGAATGGTCAGGGGGATGGTAAATCCTTTGAAATGGACCTACAAAACCTAGCTCAGAAGCAGAACATGGACCCACGTACTTACCAAGTTATCAGGGATGCTGCCTCACAGCGTATTCCCCAAGTTAGGGAACTGCAAAGGATTACACAATGAACATATCAGACAAAGGAATTAAGTTCCTTAAATATGTAGAAGGTGTAGAGCATAAAGCCTATATTGATAGTGGGGGTGTTGCTACTATTGGGGTCGGTCATACAGGTCCTGAGGTAAAACTCGGGCTTGTGTGGTCTGACCAACAGATAGAAGACTCCTTGAAGAAAGACTTGAAATGGGCAGAGGATGCTGTCAATGGTGATGTGGCTTGCCCCCTAAACCAAAACCAGTATGATGCCCTTGTCAGCTTTGTATTCAATGTTGGAGTTCATGCCTTTGAGCAATCCACTCTATTGAAACTCCTGAATATAGGAGATACTGATGGAGCCATGCACCAATTCATGCGTTGGAATATGGATAATGGTCATGTTGTCGCTGGTCTTACTAAACGTAGGGGAGCAGAGGTAGCTCTATTCAACGGTACTTGGAGTACCTAATGGATGACAACCTTCAACAGATTATTGATAAGGCTAATGCCAATCCTGACTATCGTGCTTTAGTTGATTATCTCAGTACTAGGAAACAAATGCCTAGTATGGCTGTAGAAGACTTAGCTGGAGGTTTGGGGATGTATCGTCCGCAAACTAACCATGTGGTCTTAGACAGAACTAGGGGAATGACTCCCGAAAATCTACTACATGAAACTACTCATTCGGCATATAAAAATATGTCAGACCAATACCTTGAACTTCATAAGAAACCAAATAAGACTCCTTATGAATCTCAATTTGTTGATAGTTATGAGAAGATGAATGGAGAGGGAAATAGGGAAATGACTTCTCCTCAGTGGTATGACCAGCAAAGAGACTATAGGGTAAAACCTACAGAAGAGTATGCTCATGGAGTGCAGAATGCTAATTATCCACCGGGACCTATTCCGTATGAGGCAACTAATGTGGGATGGAGAGCACCGGGAGGGCATTTAGACCCTACCAAGGCTAGTGAGATTATGATGTTAATGGAACAAGCTAAACGAGCACAAAGTCCTCCGGGATTCCTTCAACGATTATTCAGTAGATAAAAGAAAAGCCCCAAGGATTGCTCCAAGGGGCTTTTTTTATGTCGCTAGTTTATACAAACCGATGTTAGAGACTGCATAACCTAAGAAAGTGATTCCCATTGCTAGGTTACCCCTCCAAGATTGTTCAATTCCAATACACAGGTAGATGAGTCCTACGAAGGCAATAAGCCATCCACTCATTTAATCTTATAGGTCTTTACACCCATACCTGTATAAGTGTCCTTCTTACTAGCAATCTTAATGGCTTCCGTGGGGGTGGCTCCTGCCATCATAGCCCCCATAGCAATACCCTGACCACTACCAATAGCTCCAAAAGGTTCATTTACTTTAAGCCACTTATCATAGCTGTCAAAGGTAAAGATTTCCCCTTCTTCAGTTAGTACCAAACCAATAAGTCCTTTTACTTTTGGTGGTTTATCAAATTGATGGGGCCTACTAAAGAATTCTGCTGTTACAATAATGTCTTGGGCAGTCCCAGCAAACCCCACATAGAAGTCACAGTGCGGATAGGTATCCTTATGCTTCTCGAATTTGTAGACTTTAGGGGAGCCTTTAAATTTACTGGCATTATTCATATCAGTATATTGAAGGTCCCCTGCAATCTCCTGTTTGTTACAAGCAATAGTAGTCATTAGACTCCACAAGACCCACCATGACCCGTAATATCACAAACATCATGTTCTTCAAATACAGTTCCTTTATGTGTTAGGGCTTCTCCATAGTCACACTCGGTAATGGGTTGACCTCCTCGACTTCCATCTGGATAGCAGGTGAAACCTCGCAACCTAGGAGCGTACTTAGCGAGAGTGTTTGCAAAGAGTTCAACATCAGACTCTTTGTTTCCTTTACTCCCCCAACTAGGTAGGTTGATGGTTGAACTAATTGACATATCAACGTAATCCTGTATGTCGGCCTGAAACTTGATTCGTCGTTCATAATCATGACTTAGTTTGTAGGCGGTGTCAATGGAGCTTGGGTCGATTCCGTACTCTTTAATAAGTCTGTCGGCTGTCGCATCCACAACATAGGAGTATTTCCACTTTGTTCCTTCAGTGAGAAATCTACGTTTATATGCGACGGCAAACAAAGGCTCAATACCAGTTGTAGTAGAAGCAAGAATCCCAATAGTACCAGTAGGGGCAATAGCCCGATAAGCCACAGGACGAGATATAAAAAACCTATCACAGTGCTCATCAGCCGCACGCTTAGATTCATCACGATATACCTTTAACCATTCGTGGAGTTCTGGGGTGACTTCATACTTTGCTCCTCGTTGTAGCAACCATTCATGAATACCCATAAGTCCAAGACCGAGCCGTCGATTCTTTTCACGGACACGATATACCTTTTCGTAAGGTAAGTCAGCGCGAAGGGTTCCACATACGAGGAATTTGCTTGCGAGGCTAACGACACTTTTGAAATCTTCCAAACTCGAAATATTACCAAGATTGATAGACCCAAGATTACAAACGTCGCTGTCGTCTTCGCTCGTAACCTCTGTACAAGCATTTCTAAGTGTTTCATTCTGTTTATCTCCAAAGTTAAAGCTAAAGCCCGGCTCACCTGTCTCCATCGCCTGTCGAACATTCTGTAGGAAGATTGGGTTTTCTGCAAGGGTATTAACTTGCTTAAAGAAGAACTCTTTATTTATTTTATTTAGTTCTTCATGACTACCAGCTACTTTATATTCTTTATAGGAATACCCCTCTCCTAACAAGGCAGCATCATCATAATTGACACTAATGTTAGTCATGTCCAACGGAGCAGGGAAGTTAAAGTCTTTCTCTTTCTGTTCCTTTATGAATTGGGACCAATTTTTGACTTTAAGGAATTCTGGAATATCTTCATGTTGCCAGTTAAGGCTTGCGTAGATTGCCGAGCGACGACTCCCACCTTGCATAACATTTCTACCAATTTCATTGATTGCTGACATGAGAGGGAGTGGCCCCGAAGCAATACCTCCAGTTCGTGACAGAGCCTTTCCAGCCGGGCGAAGTCGTGAGTAGTCAATTCCAATTCCGCCTCCAGTCATTAAACAAGACATAGCTCGCCATGTTACATTACTCCATTCTTCTCGTGTGTCCTCTTCTGCTCTCAATAAATAGCAATTATTGAAGGCGTGATAAGGTCTACCAGCATAGTATAAATAACGTCCACCAGCAATGAAAGCCATTTCTTTCATATACTGAAGGAGCTGGTGTCTATCCCCCTCATTCATTAAAGCAGGAAGAGTCCCTCCTCTTGTTCCACATACATCATCTACTACTCGTTCACAAAGCGCGTCCCATGTATCGTTAGCACCTTGGGCATATTTGTTCCTAAAAATTGTGTCTGCAAATTCTGTTTTAAATCTATTTACTATCATTCAGTCTTTTTAATTCTTCTTTAAGTTGTTCTTCTGCCTCAAGTTCCTCTTGCTTCCGTTTACGGTAATGAATTCCCTCTTTATGGGGATGCCGTACTTCTTGCAATAGGTCTTGGGGCTTCTTATTATTCTTTGAGGTAGTCATGGATGTACTGGAAGCGTTCTTTAATCTTGTCTGGGAAGGCATCAATTAAATCATCTGCCTCAATATCCAGTAATTCCAAGAGAGTTACTTCATCTACTTTCCTCAATTCTTCGATTAGGTCAATTAGTCCCATATTGTTTTTGTAGTTCGTAATACCTATCCAGAAAGACTTCTTTTGCAGTAGCAGGAGCCATCCCGATAGGTTTAAAGTTGTGTTGTATTTGGGGACGTTTCCGGTCAGTCCATAGGTCCCAAGTATTCCCTTTGGACTTCATAAGGTAGTGAGCTTCTGTACTGAGCATGGTTAAGTCTAATTGCTTAATCAAAGGATTCAGTGGATAATCAAATCCATATCTACTGGCAATCCGTGTCATAAGCATATCCTCTAGCTCTACATAATCCATCAAATGCTGCTTGATAGGAGAGGCTATGTCAGTAATATAAGCTTCACTAGCATCATGGAGTAGGGCAGCTAGTTCAAAGCCCTCTGGGGCCATTCTAGACATATGCCAGCTATGTTCTGCCACACTATAGAACCTAGAACAATGCCCGGTGTACCTACAGTTCATGGCGAGAGCATGAGCAATATCCTCAATATCAAAGTCCTCTGGTCTGGGCTTTAGGAAGTAAAACTTCCGCCCAGATACAGTCTCAATATAGGAGTCCATTAGAATGGAGGAAGCCCACACTCAGCACCGCAAGCAGCATATCCTGCTAAGTCTACCCAACTATCACGATGGGCAGGGCTATTCTTTAGCCTTGCAATTTTGAGTAAAGCCAGCATAATAGCCACATCAGTAGGACGATATACAGTACCAAAGTAACTGCCCCAAAGCTTTGCGATTGTTTCAAAGGATTGCTCTGGACCCCCATAGGTGTTGGCTCGTTCTCCATTTACAATCTTACTAGCCTCATCCAACACCTCTGCCCTAGTGTTTTTAGGTTGTTTAAATCCATCCGATTTATAATCTTTAATATCTGTTTCTGAAATCATAATCCACTCTCCGGGTTTAGGGTTATTCCATGCGTTTATAATATTAGCTTCCTGAATTTCCATTAATCTTTTTTTAACTTGCCCCATACCGTTCCTTTAGAAACTTCATAGATACTGGCATCAATTCAAATTCACCATCATATACATCATGAGCTACTAGGAATCCACGCCAATGTTTGTTTCCTTGGGGTCCTAGATAATCTTCATCATGTTCATAAAATGAACCACAGATAACAGAGGTAATTAAACCACCATCAGCTTTGTATCCTGTAGCAATCTGGAGTCCTTGTTGATGCCCTGCAATACAGGACTGATGCTTCTTGTTTAATTGAGCACTAGCAGAACTAGCAGGACGACCAGCAACACCGGTAACGAAGTAATGGCTGTACGCAACACCATCAATGATAACCACTTTAAGAAAGTCATGAACTTCCCACCCCATCTCTTCATATTTTAAATCTTTTATTGAGAGAACACCATCCAACTTAGGGTCATCATTTACTGCTCGATTGATTCGATTCTCATGATTGCCTAAGGTCATTACCATTCTGGGTTTGTACTGCTTCTCTTTATTCCTTTGGGCACGAGCATTAAATGTGTTAATAGGCCATAACATAGTTTTCATAGCCTCATTTGCCGCATCAATGTCTAGTTTATACCTACGCCCCTCAAAGGACTTCTTACCTACATCATAAGAAGACAAAGAAGGCATATCAGCAAAGTCTCCAATACAGATAATTACTTCTGGCTGTTTCTTCACCAAATATCGCCCAAGAGCAGTAAGATATTCTGTATTATCCCCTGCTCTAATCTGTGTGTCAGGAATTACAACGTGGCTTGTCATTGTGTCATGGGGGCCTGTGGAGATACAATACCTAATTCCTCATCAGATTTACCTGTGAACAACGGCATCACTCCGTTAGCCATAAGAAAGTTAATCCCTACGTTGAGGACTAGCTCAACCTCTTGCTTATTGAGAGTACCTTCAAAGGTAACATTCCCATCAGCATCTTCAGTCTTTACTTGAATTTTCATTTATTTGTTTTAATAGATTAAAAAAGTGTTCTGCGTTTACAATGGCTAAGGGTTCCTTGTAGTCCATCTTAACAATGACCAGTGGCTCATATTTACCATGAGTCTTAGCCTGCTCATAGTATGTGTGAATTTGGCTCGTCGCCTTGTTCTTACATTCGATTTGGTAAGGAACCAGTTTCCGTGCCGCTGGGCTAAGTTGTACGTCCTCACCAGAGGCACCCATCGAGGTTGATTTAACGTCGTCTGGTTCCAGTTTAGTAAAGGCTGTAAGAATTGCATCACGTACCCATTTCTGTAGTATCCGTCCTTTTGCTTTTGCACTTTGTGGTTTCAAATAATCTCCATATTCCCCTGTGTCTTCATTATACCAACCTCCCTCTATTTTTGGGATAGCGTCCCATGGGCTTAATTGTCCGAGAAGTCTGGAAATTGCCATATGTCATTTTCCTTGTGGAAGATATATAAGCATTGACCATTCATAAGCATTTCTTCATCATTAGAATAAGCATCACGAACAGCTTCAAACATTTCCTGCTCTGTAGTCAGGCCGTCCAAGATTCGAGTTGCTTTGACTTTACCAATTCCAGAAACACCCTTGAGGCCATCTGTTGCATCTCCGATAAGGAGTTGGTAGTAGAAAAATCTAAGTCCATCTTCGGCTGTGACACTAGCAAACTCTGCTGGTTTTGTCCAACGATTTTTACCCACAACGCCCCCTGATATTTCCCAACTGTAATGATTACCGGGGATTTGCCGAAGGTCTTTGTCCAAAGAGCAAATAACTGTGTTACGAATATCCCCACATTGGCTAATTCCAAGAAGGTCATCTGCTTCACATCCGTCAGAACGTACCGCGTTATATTGTTGCTCAAGATAGTCTTTACATTGTGTAAGGTACTGAGGTCGGTCCATAGTAAGCCGATTGGCTTTATACTCTGGAAAGACTTGATACCTAAAATTATTCTCTCCTGAGAGAGCTACATACATTTCGCTGGCATGTGTGGCTAATAGAATATCATCTATCAAACGCTCCATATAATAACGAGCGATTTCAAAGGTTTCTAGATTAGCAGCAGCGGCACACCTGTATGCAATAATATCCCCATCTATTAGGGCTTTAATCATAACTTATAACGGACCCCCTTGACCTATGTGGGTACTCTCGGTACTCCATAAAACATCGGTAAACTCCATTCTTTTTAGCTATCCATGCTTCTTGTTTTACTGTATCCCTACAGTTTTCATGCCATTCCATGTGTTCATTAACATCCTTGGTGAGAGCAACCCCCATCCAAAATCCGGCTGTTCCAAAGGAAGCAGAACAAAGGATAAGGGTTAGTATATACAAGAAGTCCTGAACCTTACTCTTTAGGCTCAAGTACCCAGTCCGTGAACTGTTGAGCTACCTCGATTACAGTATTAACATCAAGATGCTCAATGTCAGACCGCAATTTAATGTACTCGATAGCATTACTGATACTGGACTGTTTAATGATATACACTTGTTTACGAGCACGTTCTTCTGGAGTCTCATAGTTACTACCAGTGACTCGTGTAGTGCCTGTAGTTGAGGCAGGAGCACCTGTAGGAGCACTACCATCACTAATAGAGGCCCATTCATTGTAACCTTGGGCATTCTTGGTCAACTGAACGTCAACTTCTTGTCCTGCCAAAGTTTGTACTTGTTTATAGATGCTAGGATTAGCAAAATCCATAATGTTCTGAGTACGGGGTTCACCATTATAGGTGTAAGCTACAATAGCTTTATTGTAACCCTTTGTACCTTTTTTAACGAACTCGTTATTAACACTGTTAATTGTAATTTTCAAAGTTTAATTTCCTTCATTTCTAGTTTGTTCATCCCATACTGCACTTCGCAGGACAGGGGTAGTTTAAATTCATAGTCGAAGACTTGTTTACATAGTTTTGGTACATCTTCGATTGCTTGTTTTAAAAGCATACTAATATTATACACGTTTTTCTCTGGTGTGTCAAGTACTATCGAGTCATGGATGGTAGAAATCATTAGAGCTTCCATACCAGACTCACGTAGTAGCTTTCTAGCTTGTAAACGTGCAAGCATAACCAAGTCTGCACCGAATCCCTGAACTGGATAGTTTTTAATAATTGTCAGGGGCCACGGCTCAGTCTTGTTGTAGTCAGGGGTTATGGGATAGTGTCTCCCACTTGGGATAGTAAGCTTCCCTTCTTTTTGGGCGGTACGGAGGAGTTCTCCGTGCCATCGCTGGATTCCTTTATATTTAGAGTAATACTCGTCAATAATGCCTTGCCAGAACTGGACAGACTTAGATACGTCTTGAAAGTCTGCATCGTTTGCATAAGAGTATGCGCTTCCACCGTAGATAAGTCTGAACTTAAAGATTTTAGCAATAAGTCTTCCTTGTTTCCCTTCACCGAGTTTAAATCTATCACGATTTGCTTCATGTATATCTACCTTGTCAATAATTTCTTGGCACAGAACTTCATCCCCGGATAGCTCTGCGGCTACAACGACCTCTAGCCCTTTTACGTCAGCGTTAATTAGTATTATTGTACTCCTCTATAAAACATTCTGCTTCCGCATCTGAATCATTTTCTTGAAGAATATATAATTCCATTATCCAAAGTTTATTTATAGTATCAAGATATTTCTCTGCCGGGTTAGCTTTATACCATTCTATATCTTGAAATTCTTTTTTCCATCTAAATGAAACAAATTTAGTCATATCTTGAGATTAAAAGTTGGTCAACTTGATTTCCAAAGTTCTGCATATTGGGATTACTACTGGATAATCGACCAGTTCTAGCCACTACCTGATTATACTGTCCATGTAGAAACTCACCCCATCCCATCTTGTCTAGGAGTTCAGGAAGCTTCCCAAAATAAGTATCCATCAGTTTAGCTAACTCTGCTCGTTCCAATAGCAACTCAATAATCCGTCTATGTTCCTTTGTGGGTTTCTTTAATTGTTTTAGTACCCCTTCATTAGTTTCATAGATAGTAATTTCCTGAATACTTCCGTCTGGTAAAGCCAGCTTCTTTTTAAGTTTTGTTTCAGTTTTAGGGAGAGGTCTGAACCTCCACCCACATTCATAGATAACAATGTTATGTCGAACCCGTGTATAAACTTCTCCCTTACGTGGGCCGCTTTTGTAGACTGTCTCTTCTTCTGTGGGTTCATCAATATCTATTTTCCCGCCATATAACAGACAGCTAAGATGTTGACCGCTGTCGAGATTAATAGCAGGAGTAGGGGAATGCGTGAGAAGCTCCTCTGTAATCGTCTGTAATTTCTTTGCCGTTTCGTTAGCTTTAACATTACATAACTCCTTATCAAATTTAATTCCATTCCATTCAATCTCTGCAAGAACCAACAAATCTAATCCCATAATCAGACAGAGTTTCTTCTGTTTCTCTGTCATTACCTCTTGCTGTTTGAGATAGAGTTTGTAGGTAAGGTCTACATCGAGGTCATTGTAGAACTGCAATTCAGTTACAGGAATGTCTGGAGTATCTATCCCAAGGGACCAATACTCGGCAATTTTATCATCTTTGGAACCTAGTTCATACTTCGCAAGGCACTCATTAAGACTAGGATAAGTGCTCGTTTGACCGGAGATAATGAACTCCGCCAGTTGGCAATCCCAGATGCGAGTTTTATCAGGTGGTACTATCCCATGCCTGCGAACCCATGTCAGGTCAAATTTAAGATTAAATCCTACTACCAGACTTGCTGACTGCATTTCGAGACGTAGCTCATGCAGGAAGTCCGGGGCATCATAATAGTTAAATGATGGTGGATTATCATCTATCTTCACTGAATAGGACACCAACTTGTTACTCGCCGTAAACGGGTGTCCTTTCAGATGTGTGGTTGTCTCTACGTCAAATGTTAATACAATATTAAAACCTCCTATTCACTTTTAATAAGTTTACATTTTCTGCATTGGTATCTATTCATACCATAACCAGCAGACCCAACATATTCCCAATCATGTTTGCATTCAATCATAATTTTCAATGTCCTTAAAACGTGCAATCTCCGGTTCAATCAACACTTGCATACGAGCATGGCGCATATGAGGGATAGTATCTTCATCTCCTAACAATTTGTTCTTTGAAATGTTAAGGTAGCGAATATACTCTGCACCCTCTGCATGGGTATTACCCATACCTAGAATCCAATCTGCCTCTGCTTGTTTACTGGTCTTTGCATTAGCTACGTTATCCATAGTAAGCCACTTCTGGCCCTCCGCAGTACCGTCAGCCTGACATACACCAATAACCGGACAATATCGTTTAGCTAGTTCCCTAGCCCAGATATAGATTGCTCCTAGCCGTAGGTCTTCCCGGTCAGCATCAAAGCCCTTAATCTTGTCAATCTGGTCAAAGACAACAAGACTAGGGTTTAGTTGCTTACAAATAGCTTCGACTTTGGACCGACCTATTAACGCGTCGTCAACAAGCCGGAATGAATCAGTTGGAAATCCATGTTTGTACCTTTCAGTTGAACCCAACAATTGTTCAAGTCGTACTCCGTGGAACCCTTGATGTACACGAAGCATGACCTCAGCACCAACCTGCTCGTTGTTGAACCATATAATCGGGCCACGAGTATCAGGTAAATGTTGAAGCATATATGAAACTTCCGATGCAAGGAAAGTAGTTTTTCCTGACTCTGGTCTTGCGAAAAGAAATCCGAAGTTTCCTTTTCTAAGGCTTCCAAGGCTTTTGTTAAGGCAATCAAGTCTCCATCTAAGTCCTTTATCCTGATATACTTCGTGTAGAAGCTTCTCCAAATCCCCCGAAACAAACTCGAAATCTTCCGTCGTTTCTGGATTGTCATTGTTTAATTCCTCCAATAGTTCATTAACAGGTGTTAATTCCCCGGACCCAGTACTGAACTTAAAGGCTGCCTCAGACAGTTTTAAAGCCGTTTTACGGCGTTTAATCTGCTTAAGGATACCTACCCCTAGGGTGGGGTCTATTTGTGTCTCTGAGAGCGTTTTAAATAGCTCCAGATAGATTCCTTTATCCACATCAGGGTATGCTGTGAAGAAAGCAGCCTGTAGGTCGTCTAAACTGAAGTCCTGTATGTAATCCCTATGCAGGGATTGTAACACCTTGTAAACATAATATAGTTCTTTATACTCATCCCTGATATGTTGCAGGTCAATAGAGTCAAAGTAGCTATCGTAGAACTCCCGTCTTAGTAGGAGTGTGATTAAGTCCCGTTCAGGGACGTATATAGTATTCATGTATTAATATATTATATTAATAATATATATTATTATATATTATATATAAAGTATATCATATTCCTTTCTATATGTCAAGTACTGTTACAAATGTTACTTAGCCTGGGGTGATGGTTACGTTATCTCGCACAGAGGGGTTATTTTGTTCGCTGTGTATTCGGAGAAGTTTTTACAGTCGTATTTTTTCCCACAGTATTCTTTTTGCGACCCGTTGCTTTGGACGAATGTTGAGTAGCTTCTGCAAGTTCTGCAATCTTGCGTAGTCGGTACTGCGGCAAGGGCGGTGCGGAGTTCATACGTTTTCTCAAATATTTCTCGCCCGATTGGGTATTCCTCACTGCTGACACCGCGCATTATTAAGTCGTCAGGCAGGACGGGCGTTATCCCTTCTCTGGTGCTGGAGTGCGACTCTCCTAGCCTTTGCTTACGTACATGGACGATAACAGGAAGTTTCACGCATGGAACCCAGCCTCCATTATCCAGCGCCTCGCGCAGTTTATTGCTCATTTCACTCTCCCTTCTATATCAGAAATGCTTTGTTTGTAACTCTTTAACACCCGCTCAAAGTGCGGAAGGCAGGAATCGGTAACAGTTGCACCGAGGTAGTCTTTCGCTGCTTTCATATCCCGCATCGCCTGCTCAAGCAGCTTGTCCTGAGACTCTGCTTTGCATTGCTGGCAATCGTGCTGCACCCAATTGGTAGCGGTTAGCCAGCCGTGACCTTTATCACATTCCTTGAATACGATGGTGCAGTTCTTCATTGAAGGCGGAAGTTGCTTCTCAAGTTCAGCAACTCGGGCGCGGAGTTCGTCTATCTCTGCTTCCATGGCGTAGTTATCTTCCTGAATATCAAAGTCTGGTCCCTTTGAATGTGCTGGCAACCGTTCCGGCCAAGTTTTAATAGTGGTCATGGTCAATCCTTTGGGAGAAAATGCAACTTCATTCCAAGTGGCAATTCTTTTGCTGAATACAAGCCAACGACAACTCTCGCCAATGGCTCATTTTCAAGAACAATTCCAATCGGCTCACCAACCCGCTTGATGTAGTCCTGAATGGCTTTGGCGTAGCAGGCGGCTCCGTATTCGTGCATATGGTCATGCGAGAACGACAAGTTATCCGCATAATCACCCATATCTGCTGGCGGCAATTCTGGTAAGTTCATGTTAAATACTCCTTAATTTGTTGAACACTATATTCCTTTGGGTCTTTCTCTGTTCTTATCCATCGGACAGGATGTTTAAGAAACGTCTGTAAACGTGCAACTTTTGCTGGTAATAGTGTATATTGGTCGTCATCCAACCATAAAGTCACAGGTCTTTTTTCCTTAATTAACAGTGTTAATGCTAGGTCATGTATATGTGTCCCAAACAGACATAATGCTTGAGTAACCTGACCTACCTTGTGAGCAGAAATCAGGTCCTCAACCAGCACGATGGGAAGGTCGGTCCTTGTTCCAATTAATTCTACATACTTGTGCCCATCACCCCAGAATCTCCACTTTCTTTTTTCTTTCGTCTTGTCCATTTCAAGGGACCTGCCGATGGAGAACCTGATGGGGTTTCCAAAGGTGAGTACAAGCCTGTTGTGGGCTGGAGAATAGCCGGTGTAGGGCTTCCAGTAGGAGTAGGGGAGTCCATACTGGAGGAGCCACTTCCATCCCTCTGGGGGAATTTCTCTGGTGAAGTCACTAGGTAACACAGCTTTTTCATCATCTGGTATCCTTTCTTTAAGTTTGAAACGAGAGGAATGAGGAGGTAGTCGATGAAACCCACAACTAAAACAGTGAGAAGAACCATCATTATAAATAGCAAGATTATCTCCAGACCTATCCCGCCCATTAGCAATACATCTTGGACATTCATCATATTTTAGAAACTTTGCCATGATTACCACTCATCATCACTACCCTCCTCATCCCCGTTATAGAAAGCCAAGTAGGTATTAATCTCTTCTTCTGGCAGGAAACGATTATATGTAGTTACCAAATGACCAGTGTTAGCATTCTTAAACTCTACCATAGGAACCCAACCAGACTCTAACAAGTAGTCCTGTAGAATCGGATATTGCTTTGTACCATTAGCACCATAACTTGATACTAGGGAGCATTGGAGTAGATACCCCCCGCCCGAATACTGGTTATTCCCACTAACAATATCTACCACATAGTCTATGAGCGTTTCTTCAAACTTGGTACTATTCCATTTAGGAGGTATTACTTTATCAAGGAAGGTACCATACTCCTCATTAAAGTTCCCTACTTGGATAATCCCACAACAATTATCATCAATACCAGCATAAAATCTAATATTATTCATTATCTTCTCCTTCCTCTACATCACTAAAATCTTCCATGTCAATCGCTTCTGTAGCTTCCAAGTCTTCCCGTGTAACTACAGGAATATCAGAGGATACATCACGGAAGCATCGGTTACACAAATCAATGAATTCTCCAGTGACTCCATGTTTGCGGGTACTTTCAAAATCATTAAGGTTTTTATCACAAGCAACACAGCGCATTATACAAGTCCTTTAATAATAGCATTAGCATAACTATCCAGAGTCTCTCCCATCAGCCCCGGATTAGCATTAACCTCAAGCAGAATCAATCTATCTTGCTGCTTGTTATAAATAATATCCACAGCACCAAGAGGGTAATCCAGCGCTTTAACTGCTTTGAGGGCCAAGTCCCGTAGTCCGTTAGGCTCTTGAATGTCTCCACGGCAAAAAATATAACCATTAGCAAGATTGCGAATCCGAGTATCCCGTGTATCATCGAAACTCCTTTTCTTTCGTTTCTCTTGAACATCAATCACAGTCCCATTCAGGATATGCACCCGATACTCAAACTTCTTCTTAGTATATTTCGTGTACAAGGGAGCATTCACCAACTCTTCCCGAGTCTTAGCAAATACAATTCCCTTTCCCTCACTAGACCGAAGTAGAGTACGACAGACAACCTGAACTTCTTCTCCAAGCCAAGTAAGAGCAGTCTCGCGGCTATCCGTCCATTCCGGAATCGGTAGCCCCGCCACAGCAAACTTACGGAATTGTGTAAGCTTATCTGTCCCCCTAAACAATTGGAAAGCTTTACGCCCTCGTACTCGTTCAGGAGATACACGCCAAACCTTGTAACCCAGCTTGGCACTCATAGTTTCCGCTAGTTCTTTAGCGGCACGTGACCCCATATTATTGGGGACTAATACAATTTTCTTAGTGGACAACTAAAACTCCTTTATTAGCGTTAGGACCGACCGGTGTTTCTAGGTCTTGTTGTGAGAGGGTAATTGCAGATGTTGAACAAAGAACAAAGCCACTGGGTTCTGTGCCCTTCCATGTTGAAGGCCACATATTCTTTTGCCATGATTTGTTTTTAACAACACAATCAAATATACACCCAGTAGTAGCATACTCAATACACTCCTCCTCTTTAATTTTATCAGGGGCATATCTATGACGAAGAACAACAGAAGGTTCATCTAGTGCCATAAGCCAAAGAAACATTCCATCCTTATCATCCACACCATTAATACAGGTAGCATCATAGGCATATGCCTCTACTGAGCAATCAGCAGGGATAACAGAGGTAATCTTTTCCCATTCAGTAACTGTACAATGTACCGCTTGTTTAGCACATTCCAGCATTTCTGTGGAGGTAAGAGCATTATCCCCAAATCCAACTACTAGGTTCATTGCTCTGTCTGCACAAGCATCCCGCCCTACATATCCTCCACGGGGACTATCATTCTGGTATGGGTGTCTATTCCACTTCCGTTCCTCATAGTCTTCCAAATCATATCCACAAGCATCAGGATAATATCCTGTAGTAATAGGAGCTACATATTTTGGTTTGATTTCAATTTTTGTATTAGTAACTCTCCATGATTTATCTACCAACTTATAGGAGCATTGAAGAAGCTCTGCTAGTTGAAAGGGTTTCTGTTTCCATACTAGATTCATCCGGTCCCCTACAAAATTCAACATAGCCAACTCAGAGGACCAAATCCATTCAGTATCTGTAGTCCCTACCCATAGAGGGCGTTGAGAATTCCGTAAGAAATTCACAGTTTCCTCCTCAAAGTTATACCAAATCAAGGCAAAGGCTCCATTAATAGTGTTAATGGCTACCTCTACCCCCTCTTTAGCAATCAAGTGGGCTATGGCATGACTATCCACATCAACATCAGCGTGTTGTTTATGGTCCCCCCATAGTGTACCATTATGGACAAGACAAATCTTATCATCCACTAGGAAAGGATGGGCATTCTCATCAATGATATTACCCTTAGTGGCCTTTCGATTATGCCCAATGAGAGCACTACCATTAAGAATAGATAGCCGCATCAACTCATCATAATCCTTATGACTCATGAACTCTTGTGCAGTACTTGCCTCCTTACTCAACCGAAGGGACCCATCGTTGGATACCAAGAAACTACCAGTGGAATCATCCCCCCTAAGGGTATCAACAAACAAAAGGGTTGAAAAGATTTCCTTCTGTCGTTGGGTAAATCCATTGGTATATTTACTAATAACTCCTACAAGTCCACACATATTATGTATTCCTTTCTATTTCATATTCATTTAATTCTCTAATTGCTGCTGTATATTGAGCATCTGCCGCCTGTATTTCCGCTATATTACCCGCCAACATTCTCCGAGTCTGATGCTCCCTTGCTAGTAATTCCCTTTGATTCATGGGCCTTGGAGCTGGAGGGATAACATACTCTGTTCCAGTATGGCCTGTTAGTTCCGTTCCGTCTATGCGTCTAGCCGCTGTATCCCAACGCACAGCATTGTATTGTGTTCCTGCCGCAACACCTAGATTATGTAGACCTCCCTCCCTTAACCCCAGTATTGCTTCTTCTTTAGAGATAGCTTTCTTTTTAGGAGGAACCACTACTTCCCGTTTATCTGGGTCAAATCCTACCAATGAGTACTTAGCTTGAATAACTCCATCCTGTAGAGCGAGGCGATACTTATCATTGTAAGGAAGGAACCCATTAAAGACAGAATCAAAATACCGATTGTATTGAGAGCTATCATTCAATGTTGTAATATCAGTAAAGATTTCATCAAAGGAAGATGATTTAGCCTTATACAGCAGGTGGCTAATAATATTCAACCATGTAGTAATCTTTGCTATATCCGCCGTACCGTGCATATGTCGAAACTCTACTGTCCCCTGCTTAAGAATTGGTAGAAGATTCAATGCGGTATATTTTTGCCAGCGTTTTAATGTATCTGTTCCCTCTGTATACAGCCCATTAATAAGTTTGTGATTCATTAGACATTGGGACCAAGGAATACAGTAGAGATTGGTGTCTCGATGCCCTCCTACAAACTCAAACAGAACCTGCTCAATAGTCTGGTAGCACAGAGCAAGACTAGATAACTGGTCCACAGTCATATCCACAACATTAGCATGAACATGGATACTACAGCGGTCAGTGAAATTAGTCTCTGTGAATCCAGTCTGAGTGTAGAAGTAGTTAACACTGTTAATAAGACTTATAGCATTCATGGGCTTGGAGATAAACTCAAAGGCCCTACCACGAAGGGAAGAGTCATTAGTCACCAACCATTGATGAGCATCCAATGCAGCATGGTATGAATCAGCTCCATGACGACAATTTTCTACCTCAATCTCCATACCAAGAATCTGAGCTTGGTGAGGAATCTCTGGAGTCTTGCTGGTATATGTCAGAGGCATCTTGATGCCATAGATACTACCGATATTCGGTTCAGGTTTTTTCATATTGATGAATCTCCATAGTTTGTTCACAATTACGAAGGGCATCTTTAATTTCAGTAAGGAACATATTCCCAGATTTATTTAATTCGATTCGTCCAAGGTGCTGAAGGACCGACCCAACAATCTCCTTAAATACACAGATACCAAAGGGTGTTATTGCAATACTAGGTGAGATTGCATAGCAATTAAATTTTCCTACTGTTTCCTTAAAAGGAAGAGCCTTCTCATACACAGGTAAGAGACTAGAAAAATCAATATGCACAGGATTAAATCCTCTCTCTGTTACTTTATATGCACGCATATTAGCAGAACATACTCCTCGTTTAAATTGACGACTGGCGTGGCGTTCCATAAAAAACAACCCGTCAGAAGTATTGTAGAAAGCAGAGGCCGGAGGAAGGAACTCAAATCCAATCTCTCGTGCAATATCAGCATTTACCTGATACTTAGTTCCCTTTTTATCGGAAAAGCTCACAGTTTTTTCCTCTTGGTCAATATGCTCCAAGAGAGCAAGGAACTTACGAGTTCCATCCACAGTATAGAAACCAAAGGTTCCTTCATAGCGCTGACGGAAATCAGCAGATGTTGCTGAGAAGAATTTCTCAAACATGGATAACCTCCAATCCAAATTTAGATACCATTTCTTGAGCCAATCGTTTATCATTATTGTTAATTGTGTTGACGATGCTATCTCGATATTCATCGAAAGGAAACTGTGCTTCCACAGCAGAGATTGCTCGTTCTGTATTTCTCCATACCCATTCAATCAAACGATCGTCAAAAATCCAGAAGTTTGACAGAGTACGATACTCAAGGCCATAAGGCTTATACCGGACTGCTCCAGCTTTACCATACAACAGCTTGCGTTTGTCGCCTTTGTCCATTAGGACCGACCCAATTCCTAGGTGCATATCCATAGCCTTACCTAATTGGTCTGCATTAACAGTGTTAACATCCTCCAAACCAATATGAATGTGTCCCCCACAAGAGCGAAGAGTTTTATCTTCTGCCTCTGGTCGAGGATTCTTCTTACCCGTCCAAACATTGTAATCAGGGTCACAGCCAAAATTCAAGGCCGCATCCGATTGCAATTCAGATTCAGGGAAAGAAGCAGCACTCTCATTAATAATCTGGAAACCATAACGGTTTTTGATTACTCCAGAGAGGAAATCCAAGGTGGATTTAATATGACTAACATATTCTTCTGCACCAGATGCAGGAGGAATATTGAATTCCATAGCCACATTATCTTCCTGAACAGCAAATCCCTTCCCAAGTGGAAGGTCCAGAGGAAATGCCTTACTACCACCAATCAAACCCACAGAAGATTTGAGATTACCCTGCAAATCCGCCATGAATACTTCTGGGTCACAGCCAAGTTTAAATTTCATACACCTCACCCTTTCCTTTGTAAATGTAAATGGTTAATCGACGCGGTTTACTTGGATAATTCGGATTACTAATCACCGGACTCTGATGAATCAAGTACTCAGAAAATCCTAAAGTCTCCAATTGTTTTTTTGCAATAGGTTGCATATCTGTTAGAATAAAAATCAATGTGGTATCAGAGATTTTTAATAGCTCCAATAACTCCAACCAAGTATTAACTCTTGGAGCATCAATTGGTATCTCAAAAATATTATAACCCTTTGGAATAATCTGTACATCTGTATAGACCTTCTCAGAAAATACACTAATAATCATGTTAACCGTTCCAATACATAATATGAAGTTTACAATCGGTATCCTCAAGAGTTACCACCACTTTTTCTGCATCTTTGGTAACATCCTCTGGAGGATATAGTTTTGGAGGTACTTTATCTGGTCCCCATATGGTATCAGGGTCTTCAGTTACTCCTAAAATTCGATTTATCTTTTGGTATACCTCTAAACTATGACCAACAGTGAGACTTCCACAACAATTTGAAAGACTCCCATAATCGAGTAGTAATCCGAAAGGAACTTTCTTCCTTTTCTTATAACCATGTAAAGTTATAGCACTCCTCTGATTAAATTTTGCTAAGATATCCTCTACTGCTTTGCGGTTTGACATAGGCGTTCCTTCATAGTTTCAAACACATACTGAGTAGCCTCAGTCCGTCCATCCATCATTTCAGGATGCCATTGGATAGCGAATCCTTTTACATCTTTGAAATAGACATACTCAGGTTCGTGCCAATCAGGACTTGGAGGAGTCCATACTTGGTCGTCTTTATAAATATAATGAGAACTCAAGTTATTGGGTAGCCAAGCCAATAGCTCGTGGTTTGTCTTCTCCAATCCTGCCATCATTTGATGGTGAATAGAGTTTGTGCTGAAGGACCGACCATTAACAGTGTTAACTGTGTGTCGCCCACCATGACCGCGTACATCTTGGATAAGATAACCACCAGCCAAGGCACATAACATTTGAGCACCACGACAGATACCAATGATAGGAATACCCATCTCTTTAGCACGTTGCATCAAGTCCCACTCAGCATGGTCCCGTGTAGGATAAGGATAAGTAGACTTGGATTGGGGATGCTTATAGGTCCACGTACCAATGTCTGACCCACCCCATACTACCAACATGGAATCCTTTTCCTTCAAATCCTCTGGCAATCGTGCTGTAACAACAATCTTAACCAGAGCATCAAAGGGATGGGCATCCCCACCACTAAGCGCACTATATAGAATTTTTGCAATCATACAGGCAAGATTCCTTCCTTAGAAATTTCTTTCAATGTCATTTCCCCTGCTGGGCGAATACCAGAACGATATGGTTTATAGGCTACCACTTCCATCCCCGGATTCCATTCTGTTAACAGTGTTAATGCACCATCAACAAACTTTTCATCCACTTCATACAGACGAGGAGTACCCCCATCATCAAAACCAACCTTATCTGTTGTAATGTAATGACAATGCCGGTCAAGTCCCTCCAAATAGGTTTCCGCCCTATTGTTAGGAGTGTTAATCAGAATCAATACTTTAGCCATTTTACGCTCCTATAAAACGAAGTTTAGTTTCATACGTCTTTGCATACATAGTCTGCCCAGCCGCATTCCTTTTCTCCAGCTCTACTGTAATGTATGCTGGAAGGGACCCTTCGGGTCCTCCTCTTGTCCATGTTACTTTATCCAAGTCCCTTTCAATGTTAGAGATACGACCATACACACGATTCTTCTTTGGTTTCTTGAACACAACCCGCTCCCCTACTTTAAGAACACAGCGGTTTAGGTGATGTTCCAACCGTGCCTTCCTACTCTCTAAGGTAAGCAGACCGGAGGAGTTCTGGGTCAGGTCCAGAGCCTTCGGTTTGAGCAGTTGTGTTGTTATCATATTTCTTTTCTTCCTCAGTTAGTTGACGCATATCATCAGGACAACGCCAAATTAAAGTACTACCGCGACTGAACCTATCACCCAATACCCGAAGCCCCAAAGCTTTTGGAATTTTACGAACAGGGTCAATCTCAGCATCATAATGTAACTCTTGAATGTATTCCACAATATATGTAAATGGTTCATGCCCTATTACATTAGGGAGCATCCTAAGAGTAACCTTATCCCCTATCTTGAAGGATTGCTTTACCGTTTCAATCCATCGAGAATAAACCAGCTTCCCCCAAGTAAGGTCTTCCAAGGTTCGTGTAGGTAAAGGTGCAGGGAGCATCCTAGGATGTTGTTGGTGGATGTGATTATACATCCCCACTACCTTACTAACAAACGACTTGTAGGGTTTCCGTAGTTCTTGTGTAATCATAGTTATTAACAGTGTTAATGAAAGCGTCTTCCCCGCTGGAGATATTACGCAGTTGATGGGGTGCAGGACCGACCTTCTGTGGACCCTTTGGCATTTCGTGACACCAATCGCAATCCTGCATAATACAATGTTCACAGTGTTTCATGATGGGTCTTTCTTAGTGGAGACAAGGGCAATACTTGGACTAGTCCCTTGTCGTGGTTCAAATGATATACTCAAATGATTACAAATACGATTAATCATTTCAATCGCAGTCATTTTAAAACGAGTATCATGGTAACACATACCACTATACCCATTCCAGTCACCTACATAAGTCTTAGAGGCATAACTAAGCTCTACCACCTTTGCCTCTAATTCCCTATAGGAAGTTTTAAGAGATTCAAACTCTTTTCTAGAAACTAATCCAAACATACTCACTCCTTCGGAAGAAAATACTTGGTGCTGAAATCAAAGCTACCATGATGCCAGCTAGGGCTATCATTAGCTTCAGCAATCCGCGCCAATTCTTTTGGCAGATAGCGCAGAGGTAGCACCTTAACCGGTGCTTTAGAGGCCATGATACGGCCCGTATTGCGACAGTAATTATCTTTCTTACTGACAGGGGTGAATTGAACATCCACTTGTCCTACCTGTTCAGTATTTCCAGTGACCTTTACGGTAGCACCACCTTTTTCCTCGTGATAACTCCGCAAATGAAAATAACGTATAACTTGCATGATTAATCCTTACTTAATAAAGTTTTTCAATTCCAGCAACAGCCATACTTTTGGAGCAAACCAAACAAGTAGCATATTGTTTAGATTATAGAGAATGAAAGGAACTCCGCATACTAAAGTGATTCCCCCCCCAAAGAGGGTAGCAGCACCACGGTCCACAGAATCTTTTATCTGTTTGACACTGCGGGAAGTTAGAATAAATCCAGCAACCAAGATAAAAATACCAACCAAAACCCAGAGGATTGTGGCTACCCTACCAAAAGCAAGGTACTGTAAGGCAATATCAGGTAATTGTTCAAGAATAAATGTTCCTGTTGTTTGAATACTACTTTGAATTGCATTGAGAATAGCTACCAGTTTGTTTTGTAAAGTTTCATTCATTTCATTACTCCTATTAACAGTGTTAATTAATCGTCTGAGGAACTAGAACTATCGCTAGAACTAGAATCAGACCCGCTATCCCAAGACCCAGAGGAACCACCACCAGCACCATCGCCACCACCACCAGATTGAAATGATGGTGTATCATCCGGTGGCGTGTAGGACCGACCTTCTGAATGATGATGTAGTACTTCATCCACTAATGCACCCACTACCATACCAGTAACAAAATCATTATTAGATGATTGTACTGGTACAGGAGTTGGTTCTGGTACATAGGGTCTGGGTCTAGACACCACCCTACGGGGCTTGTCTTGGGCTTTATCTGGGGCCAGTGTGGGCTTATATGGAGTCAATCTCCGCACTTGCTTAACACCCCCAAGTTTTGTGGGCAATGGCAATGGAATGTTCTTTTTCTTTTCTTCCTCAATACATCGCATAGTCTCACGATGTTTAAGGTAGATACCACACCCCACGCAGAGCAATAGAAACAACACAATCAATTCAAACATTTCAAACTCCTTTCTTAATTAACTGAACATCTTTCAACACACCAGTCTCACCATCAAAGATGGCCTTGATGTTTGGACCAGCCCCCGTAGGGTATGCACCACCGAGGTGGAGATAAAGAGTCTGAACAACATCAGGCTTTGGCTCAGGCTTGATACGATAGGTTTCTGAAATATTCCAAGTTGGACTATTCCTAACAACATCTCTCCAATCTCCACCAGAACACTGGTACTGAATCTTAGCACCATCAGCCCATGCTTTAATCAATTCAGCATGAACATGGGGAGGATTGGGATAACCCTCTTTGCATCCCACATCATGCCTCTTTGCTTGGTCGCCGGTGAGTTGAATACATTTACACATGATTAACTCCTTTAATTAACACTGTTAACTGCTTTGCCATAGCTTGAGTCGATGGTCGGTCCTTACTTCCATGTGCCGGTCGAATGTTACCGGAATGAATCAATACCTCACGAATAGCATTATCGGTACGACTGGGCAATGGTTTTTTGCCCGCATGACGATTGTTCAGATAGAAATGTTTCATAATACAACTCCTTGTTTAAGTTTAAAATCCTCAACAGCACACTCAAGATAGATACGACGAGGGAATATTGAGGCAGCTCCAATAGTATTGTAGCCCTTCTCATATATTCTAACTCGTTTACTCAAGTAAGAAAATGGAATATGAATAGAATCACTCATGCTCTTCTTCCTCTTCTTCAGTTACTTCCGTGTCAAACTCACCTCGTATTAGTCCTGCAGTATACTCCCGATGTAGAACTTGCCAAAAGATTGCCCCTTGTGGGGTAGAACTAAAGGACATAGAATCAGACAAATCTCTCGCATCCAAATCCAGATTGTTTGGATTCCTCTTATCATAGAGTACCCTTTTTAAAGCTGTAAACAATTGAGCTTTAGAGATACTGGTTATGTGTGGTGACACATTCCGAAACAACCTTGATTCCACAATACTAGGTTTCTTCATGTTAATTCTCCATTAACAGTGTTAATTAAAACCAGAAGGCCATTGGAGAACGAAGACATAGTGGTAAATCCCAGTATCTTTTTGGACATTGAAGATGAAAACCACCAGCACCCACACCCCAATTAATAGGGATAAATCCCCATTTATAGAAAGTCCATTGCCCCCTATCTTGTCCTTCAATCACCAATGTATCCCAATTGGAGAAGCAGTATTTAATCTTGTTCATGATGGTCGGTCCTTATTTCATCCAAATAATCTTCACACGCTTGGAAGAACCTTTGATTTCCTTCGCAACACGATAGGTAGAAACACAGCCAATCTCACGGGAACCACGGAAAATGTGATACATATTAACACCTGTTAATTAAGTTAAACAAAATAGAATACATCGGAATGATGCACCCCAATATGCCTACATAATAGGCATATGGTGATGTTATCGCCCGTACAAACGATTAAAGAATCCATCTTTAGTTTTCTGTGGCACACAGCAAAACGATGGGTAATCCTCATGATAGAGGGTTAATAAAGCCTGATATTGTGCATCACTCATGTTATCCCCTTTAAGATTTTCATATCATACCTTTCATTTAATTAACAGGGTTAACGGGCCAGCGCATAAGGTCGGTCCTTATTTACCCAACTATACAACTTGGGGTTAGCCTCCATCATGGCGCAACGTACAGCATACCGCCATAGATTTATTTGCCCGATAGTCATGGGATAACCTCCAAAAAGTATAGACGTAAAAAAGCCCGCACTAGGCGGGCTTTGTGTTAACAGTGTTAACTGTTAAGTTAGTGTGCGCTTACTTGCTTTCAATCAGGGCTGTAAGCCACAATGCGAGCTTTTCTTTGTCCTGCATCGGCAAGGTTTCAATCAGTGCCTTTGCTTTGTCAATGCCTGATGTGGCCTTGCGTCCTACTTTTTTAGTAGGGCTCACCGCGCTGGGGTTTTCCACCGAGCCTGTATGCGCTTTGCTTTGCAGGGTTTCGGTGGCCTTCAAGCTAATGATAGCCCAAGCTTGCGTATGGTCAGGTTTAAACCCGGCCTCAATGGCAGAGGACATTTTCAGCCACAGCGACACAGTGACAGATACAGAATTGACTTTGGGGTCATTCCCGCGGTATGCGCTAATGGTCAACCCGATTGCTTCAGCGGCCATACGATAGGCGTCCATGCGATCGGCCAGTTCTTTCCTGAATTCTAGGTGGTCCTCCCGCGTGAATTTTTCCAAGCGCAGTACAGTATCCTTACGGGTTTCGGCCTGCTTAACTTCAGCTTCGGCCTGATTGTCTGCCAGTTTCAGGATAAGCAGACCCAGCGCATGGCCTGCAACGCCCTTGGCGGAGGGTTTCGCTGAACCTTTTGTTTTTCCGGCAGGTTTCATAGTGGTTAAGTCCATTTTAAATACTCCATTAAAGCAAAGGGCTATTTGATACAAGGTAAGCCCAATAAACCTGTTAACAGTATTAATTGACTAATTCAAAAAACACTTACTAACAGGGAGATTGTGCCATAGGTAAATGTAACGTGCGTGTAACAAAGGTAACAATGTGTAACGCTATTCGGGCATTATTCATGACCTAATTACATCACACTAACCTTACACGAACCTTACAACCCTACTGCCATTAGGGGTATTATTCTAGGGGTTTCCGCCCGTGTTTTTTGACTGTATAGGCATACAGTACTGTGATTAGATACAGTGTGGGGTTAACACGTTTAATGGTGCTATGTTATTGATAGCATAGGGGAATGGCTGACATCATAGGTATTTAGAGGATTCACTCTAATATATCTCATGCTCCAGTAAATATATATTTGATTATATGAAAGGGGGGAGGGGGGGAAAACTTGGAACCATGTAAAATTGCGTAAGCCTGCATATGGAATTTTTATATAGTTTTTAGATATTCGGACTAGGGAGGGGATTATAGGCCCTACAAGACGTTTGGCACTCGGTTGGCTACCCTGCTATACCCTAGGGTGGTTTGGAGGCTCCTAGGCCCCTTTAAAGCCTTCCTAGGCATATTTTCATAGTTGTAGCTCCCTGACGGTCGCATAAGGTCTTGTTAATAGCTCCCCCTGTGGGGGTCGCATAGGTCTTCTTTCCTTATATATTATATTATATATTATTAAATACAATCCCTTTAGGGATTGTATTATATATATTATATATTAATATATTATATATAATAATATATATTATTCTTATTATATCACATAAATGTGATATTGTCAAGTACTTTAGTAAATAAATATAGAATATCCCTGCAAAGAGCTACGAAGTAGCGATTCAAGAGATATTTGTATATAAATACAAATAAAGCTTGACAAATCATCAAAAGTATGGTATAATATTAGGGTAGGTGAAAATACCTTGTGCTTTTAAAATGGTGCGAATAGGTAGAACTCCACTCCTGTTGTCGGGAGAAATGACAAGACTTCCCATTAAACTCGTCGATACTAGGGTAGGGGGAAGACAGCGGGGTACGAATCCCCGCCCCAATTTAAGTCTCTAAGATAACGGCAGTCGTCTGGCCTCCAAAGCCATGAAGTCGCGGTTCGAATCCGTGGGGATTTGCCAAATAAGGAATAATGTGAAATATCTAGTTTTAGTCTTTGCACTGTTATTCCTGCCAGTCCATGCGGAACCTCTCTTGGTTCCTGCTAACACCCCATTTATGGCAGATGAGCCATTAGTTGTAATGTCCCTAGAGGACGCAAAGGAACTCCAAGCATATGTCAGAAGCCTTGAAGGAGCAGCTTGCAAACGTCAAGATTGGAAATCTAAGACAGGTTCACCAAAAGAACAGAAACTATCCCCTCGAAAAGAAGGTTGAGGTAGTCTCCCAGTACCTAGTACTTGGGAACATGAAATTGGTGGCTGCTATGACTGGGGTTGACTATGGCCTCATCCGACAGTGGAAGATTCAGCCTTGGTGGATGGACCTTGAACGGGAAATCCGGGCTACCCAGAATATTGCTGTAGACAACAAACTTTCTCGAATTATCGAAAGGTCTATGGATGCCACCCTTGACAGGTTGGAAAATGGGGAACACCTAGTTGATAAGAAAACAGGTACAGTCTACCGCCAGCCGGTAGCAATGAAAGATGCGGCTAAAGTCACTACTGACTTCCTGACCCGTCAATCAGTTCTGCGTAAAGCAGAGGATGCTGTGGAGCAAGTTTCGACTACTTCGGTGGTTGACCAACTTAAAGCCCTAGCACAAGAATTTTCAAAATGGTCCAATAAGCAGAATGCTGTGGACATTATAGACATTGAATCTAAGGAGATTACAGAAGATGCCATTTCAGAAGAACGGGAAACGGGACTACAAGAGGGAGCTGGAGTGGGAACACAAGACCCATCCGAACCGAGTGAAGGAACGGGACGCGAGGAACAAAGCGCGCTCGGAACTGGCGAAAGCCGGGAAAGTCCATAAAGGAGATGGCAAGGATGTTGACCACATTAAGCCGTTGTCTAAGGGTGGTAAGCCTACTGATAAGTCTAACCTACGTGTGGTTCCCGCCAAAGAGAACCGCAGCTTCAGTCGAAATAAGGATGGCAGTCTGAAATCTCAAACTTCCAAAAAAGAACGAGCTAAGAAGAAATGAAACTTACCCCTGATATCATTCAGGGCTTTAGTGCCTCCCTTCTTCAAAAGACGTTCGACTCCCCAGTACAGTCACCTTCCTGCCACAAAGAATGGTGGGAGTTATTCTGTATGGACCATCCAATGGTGGCTATTGCAGCCCCACGGATGCACGCCAAGACAACCGCCCTGACGCATACATATACGTTAGCGGCGGTACTTTTTCGTGAACGCAAGTATGTCCTAATTGTCTCAGACACTATTTCTCAGGCAGTTCAGTTCCTTGGAGACATTAAAAAAGAACTTCTAGAGAATGAGCAGATTCGCTCTCTCTTCAAAGTTAAAGAGTTTATCAAAGAAACTGAAGATGACTTTATCTGTCTGTTTGAAGACGGAGAGAAGTTCAGGATTTCAGCCAAAGGTTCAGAGCAAAAGGTACGTGGTCTTAAATGGGACAATATGCGTCCTGACCTTATTGTATGTGATGACCTTGAGAATGATGAGATTGTGCTCAACAAAGAGCGCAGGATGAAGTTTAAAAGGTGGTTTTATGGTGCATTGTTACCATGTAGGTCCTACAAAGGAATCGTCCGCTATGTTGGAACCATTCTTCACAACGACTCGTTACTTGAATCGGTTATGCCTAAGCGTTCCGACAAGTACACAGTTACAGAGCCTCTTAAACAATACTCCAGTAGAAAAAAACCTAGTTGGATTGCCGTCAAATACCGGGCACATACCAACGACTACACTGGAATACTCTGGCCTGAGCGCTACGACAAGGACTTTTTCGTAACTAAACGCCAAGAGTTCATGGACCAAGGCCTTCCTGATGTGTATTCTCAAGAATATTTGAATATTCCGATTGATGAATCCCTCAGTTACTTCAGAAAGACTGACTTTTTGGACTTTACTGAAGAAGACCATGTACTTTTACAGAAACCTGACTGGAAAAAGCATTTCAACTTTTATGTTTCAAGTGACTTAGCAGTATCTCAAGCAGAAACTGCGGACTTTTCAGTGTTTGTGATAGGTGGTACAGATGAAAATGGAACACTCTATGTATTCAGGGTCATCCGGGAGCGCATGGACAGCCAAGAGATTGTGGAGACACTCCTTTCCCTTCAGCGGGTCTATGACCCCATCGCCGTCAGCATGGAAAAAGGCCAAATTGAGAAATCAATTGGTCCCTTTTTACGCCAAAGAATGCTGGAAACGGGTGATTTCTTGTCGTTACTCCCCCTTGCTCCATCGACGGATAAGCCAACTCGGGCAAGGTCAATACAGGCTCGTACCCGTGCGGGTGCCGTTAAGTTTGATAAGCGTGCGGACTGGTACTTGGACTTTGAGGATGAATTATCCATCTTTCCGCGAGGAAAACATGATGACCAAGTGGACGCCTTTGCATATCTGGGCTTAATCCTCGACAAACTAATACAAGCTCCAACTCAAACTGATTTGGATAAAGAAGAATATGAGGAATCCTTAGAGGGTTCCGATTTAAACCTACAAGGCAGAAATGAATTCACTGGCTACTGATGAACCAGAAGGTTCCTACCAAGATAACCCCACGGAAGAAGCCTCTGAAAAGCCTTTGGGGGCTATGCTTGAGTCTATTAACATTGCCGAAAAACTTACTGAGGATGAGCTTACTAAAATTGGTTCGGATGCTTCTAAGGGCTTTGAATTAGACCTGTCTACTTGTTCTGAGTGGACTAAAAATATAGATGAGTGGACTAAACTGGCGAAGCAGACTATTGAGCCTAAAACATGGCCGTGGCCTCGTGCTTCTAATGTCAAGTATCCACTTCTCTCTACTGCTGCCATGCAGTTTGCTGCTAGGGCCTATCCTAGTCTGATTCCTTCCGATGGTAAAGTTGTCAAAGCTAAGGCTGTAGGCAAAGACCATACCGGGGGCAAGACAGAACTGGCTCTTGCAGTCTCTACCTATATGTCCTACCAACTCCTTGAAGAGATGGATGACTGGGAAGAGCAAATGGACAAACTTCTTATCATGTTGCCTATTGTGGGCACTATGTTTAAGAAGACCTACTGGGATTCTCTTAAAGAGAAGAATTGCTCTCATCTTGTGATGCCTAAGAATCTAGTAGTGAACTACTGGACTAAGAATCTTAAAGACTCTGAGCGCATTTCTGAGATTATCGAAATGTCTCCCCGTAAGGTTAAAGAGCGTCAACAATCCAACCTCTGGTTGGATGTGGAACTTGGGGATGCCCCTAGTCCTATGGCTGGAGAAAAGAATCAACCAGCATTGGATGAGACTACTCCCTATACCTTTATTGAGCAGCATACTTTCCTTGACCTTGATGAAGATGGCTATAAGGAACCCTACATTGTTACCTTCCACAAGGAGAGTAAGAAGGTAGTTCGTATTGCTGCTCGGTTTGATGAAAAGACTATTACGTTAGGACCAGATGGAAAAATCCGTAAGATTGACCCAGTTGAGTTTTACACCAAGTATGGTTTCATTCCTAATCCAGATGGCGGATTTTACGACATTGGGTTTGGTGTTCTTCTTGGGCCAATTAATGAATCCGTAAATACTCTTATTAACCAGTTGGTTGACTCAGGTTCTCTGAATAATCTCCAGTCTGGTTTCCTTGGTAAAGGTCTTCGCCTACGCATGGGTGAATCAGCCTTCAAACCGGGTGAGTGGAAAGTGGTTAATAGCACGGGGGATGATTTGAAGAAACAAATCGTACCTATGCCGAGTAAGGAACCCTCCAATGTGTTGTTTCAACTCATGGGTTCTCTTATAACGTCAGGAAAAGAACTGGCGTCAGTGGCGGAAATCTTTGTAGGTAAGATGCCGGGGCAAAACACTCCAGCTACCACAACGATGGCTACCATTGAACAGGGTATGAAAGTATTTACCGCTGTTTACAAGCGTATTTACCGTTCTATGGCTTCCGAATTCAACAAATTAGCCCGTCTAAACACGTTGTATTTGAACCCCAATACTACCACGGAAATAATGGAACAACCTCTGAATCCAGAGGATTTTGACATTACAACCCATAAAATCTATCCGGGTGCGGACCCTACAGCAGTATCTCAGACTGAAAAACTCCTAAAAGCCCAAGGGTTGATGGAACTACTCCAGACTGGTATCCTGAACCCTGTAGAGGTTGTTAAACGCGTCTTAGAGGCTCAAGAACAACCCAATTGGGAACAGGTTCTTAATCCTCAAGTGGCCCAAACTGGGCAAATGCCCCCTCCTCCGCCTGACCCCAAACTCATGGAAAGTCAAGCTAAGATTGAGGCAATGCAACAGGCAAGCCAGATTAAAGCACAAGAAGCTTCATTCAAACAGCAACTATCTGAGAGGGATTCTCAGTTCCAGTTGATGATGAGTAAAGCCGCTGCTGACCAAGAAGGTCGGCACAAAGAGATGTTAGCCGCCATTGATATTGCTATCAAGACACATACGGCTAAACAGCAGGTAGCTGCTGATAATGCGACCTTCATGCAAGGTTTGGCCCATAAGCAAGTGGACCATACCCAGAAGGTACAACACGCAGAACAGATGGCTACTGTACAACGTAAGACAGCCCAACAAAAAGGACCTACTAAGAAGTGACTTCCAAAGACTTTTATGACTGGAAACGTCATCCAATGACGACCATAGTTATGTCGCAATTATCCAGCCGAGTGAATGAACTTAAAGAAGTTCTCGCTCATCAAGCAGGTAAGAACCCTCCACAGGATTGCTACCACACCGGATATATTGCAGCTTTCAATGACCTTATCCTAATGGAATATGAGGGAGATGAAAGTAAATGATTATCCCAGTTTCCGAAAAAAGACGGGAACAACTTAAAAAAGCCAATATTAAATTTAGAAGTTTGCATCCTGAAAAAGTAAAACTTACTAAATTAAAATACAAATTAACTAATCCTGAAAAATATAAACTTTCAATAAAAAAAGCAAATGATAGAAAACGTCTTTTGCACAAAGAAACTCTAAATTTAAAAAATAAAGAATGGCGCAATGCGAACAAAGAGTACATTGCTCATACAAATGCTTTAGCTCGGGCACGACATAGAAAACAGACTCCCTTGTGGGATAATGAACTTACTGCCTTTGTCTATATGGAAGCTAAACGTCTTACAAAACTTAGAGAAATTTGTACTGGAATAAAATGGCATGTAGACCATATTGTTCCGCTTAAGGGTAAGTTAGTCACTGGGTTTCATATTTGGAATAACTTTCAGGTAATCCCTGCAATTCTAAATATAAAGAAACATAATATTTTTAAGGAGATAGTTTAATGGCAGTAGTGCCGGTATTGCATAGAATTCTGGTTAAGCAGGATAAACTTGAAGAATCAGACAAGACCTATGTGAAGATGCGGGAGATGGGGCTAACCCTTCCCGACTCAGATGATAGGAAACGCGCTCAAGTGGGCGTTGACAAGGGGACTGTAATCGCCATAGGTGGCACAGCCTACCGAGACTTCGGTACGGAACCCCCGATTAAAATCGGAGACAAAGTGGCATATGCCCGCTTCTCTGGTAAATTTATTACAGACCCACAAACTGATGAAGAGTTTGTAGCACTTAACGATGAAGATATCATCGCTGTGCTGAAGACAGAATAGGAGCTATTAGATGGCTGACGCAGAAGATAATATTGGTGGAAACACCGAAGAAACTAAAGAAGTAACCTTTACCGCTGCTGAAGAAAAGGCAATGGAACAAGGATGGGTCCCTGAAAACGAATGGGAAGGTGACCCTGACAAATGGCGACCTGCTAAAGAATTTCTAGACCGGGGAGAATTGTTTAAAAAGATTGATGACCAAAATCGCAGTCTTAAACAAGTTAAACAAGCCTTAGAAGACTTAAGCAAGCATCACGCCAAAGTCCGTGAAACTGAGTATGCACGAGCACTCGATTCCCTCAAAGCACAGAAAGTTACTGCTTTGGAAGAAGGAGATGCTGCTGCTGTAGTTAAACTGGATGACCAAATTGATTTGGTTAAAGATGCCCAGACTCAACTGAAATTGCAACCTACAGGTACACAAGAACCTGCACAGGTTAATCCTGAGTTCACAAACTGGATGAATCGCAATAAGTGGTACGAGTCTGATGATGGTATGCGGGGTTGGGCAGATGCAGTTGGTCGCCGTTTGGCGGCAACTGGCCTATCTCCTAGTGCTGTCTTGGCAGAAGTAGAGAAACAGATTAAGACTGAATTCCCGAATAAGTTCCGTAATCCCAATAGGGATAAACCGGGCAGCGTGGAAGGCAGTTCTAGTAAAGGTGGAAAGGCTAAGGACGACTATGCCCTTTCCGACGATGAGAATCGAGCAATGCAGCGTTTTATCAAGACTATTCCGGGGTTTTCAAAAGAAACCTATATTGCGGAATTAAAAGCCCTTGATGCAAGACGTTCATAAATAGGAGCTTAATTATGAGTAACGAAAAAGAAGCTATTGCGAAAGCGCCGAGTGGCCGCAAGCAACGCACCCCGATAGGGCAGCGAAATGTTTTAACCGTAAGCGGAAAAGACCCCGAGTACGTATATAGAATTGTAAATGACGTTGGAGACAACGTGCAGCGGTTCCTCGATGCTGGTTATGAGCCAGAAAAAGCGGATGCCGTGAAGGTAGGCGATAAACGTGTAAACAATGCTTCGGCAGAGGGAACCGTTAGTCAGATGAGTGTCGGACAAGGCATCAAGGGTTTAGTAATGAAAATCCGTAGAGAGTGGTACGAAGAGGACCAAGCTCGAAAACAAGGCCATGTGGACAACACTGAACGCGCTATCAAAGATAAAGCTCTTGATGGTACTTATGGTAATCTCGAACTAAATGCTCGACTTTAACTAAACTAAGTGCCATTAGGATTAATCATTTAAATATGGAGAATTGCTAATGGCAAGTGTTTCTAGAATTAACGGGTTTCGGCCTGTTAAATCAATCACGGGAGCGCCCTATAATGGTGGTGCAAACGTGTATTTTATGCCCGCTTCTGACTCTACTGTAGTCATGGTTGGCGATGCGGTTAAACTCTTGGGTGATGCCCGAGCCGCATCTGGTGTTCCTACGGTGACTCGTGCAGGCGCTACGGATATTCCGGTTGGTGTGGTGGTTGGTATTCTCTTCAGTGGTATTGCCAATGAAGCTCAGAATACTCCTCCGGTCAATGACCTGAATACCCCAATTTATCGTCGTGCTTCTACTGACCGCTATTTGCTGGTTTCGGATGACCCGAATCTGGTTTATGAAGTTCAGTATGCTGGTACGTCTGTGGCTGCTGCTACTATTACAGCTAACGTGGGTTTGAATGGTCAGTTTACGACTACGGCAGGCTCGACGACCTCTGGTTCGTCTGGTATGCAGTTGGATTCTGCTGGCTTGGCTACTACGGCTACTCTCCCCCTCAAGATTGTTGGTTTCCCCAATCGTCCTGATAACATCCCCGGTGATACCTTTTTCAGTTACTATGTGAAGCTCAATACGACTTCGTTCAGTACTGGTACTGGTGCTGCTGGCGTTTAATAGTTAAAGGAGAGATATAAATGTCAGTTATGAATAGTGGCTCATTTGCAAAGGCCCTCTGGCCCGGCGTAAATGCGTGGTATGGTAAATCTTACGGTGAATATGCCGTTGAGTGGGATGGTTTGTTTGACAAGAATACGTCAAGCAAAATGTTCGAGGAGGATGTTGGTGTTTCGTCTTTTGGTCTTGCTGTAAGTAAGGCTGAGGGTGCTCCCATCTCCTACGATAGTGAACGTCAAGCTTTCATCACGCGTTATCAACACGTCGTGTATGGTCTGGGCTTCATTATCACCCGTGAAATCATGGAAGACGACCAGTATGACATCGTTGGTCAGCGCAAAGCACAAGGCTTGGCTTTCTCGATGCGTCAGACTAAAGAGATTGTTGGTGCTAACATCTACAATCGTGCTTTCAACAGTGCTTTCGTTGGTGGTGATGGTGTTTCCCTGATTAACGCTTCGCACGTTAACATCAAAGGTGGTACTTGGTCTAACCAGATTGCTACTGCTGCCGACTTGTCGGAAGCTGCGCTGGAACAAGCCTGTATTGATATCGCTGGTTTCACCAATGATGCTGGTCTTCTGATTGCGGTTAAACCCGAAACTCTGATTATCCCGCGTCAATTGATTTTTGAAGCTAAGCGTATCTTGGGTACGGAAGGCCGAGTTGGTACGGATAACAACGATTTGAATGCTATCAAGACTCTTGGTGCCATTCCGAAGATTGTTACTAACCACTTCTTGACCGATACGGACGCATGGTTCATTCGTACTAACGTGCCGCACGGCATGAAGTATTTTGAGCGTCGTGCTGATTCGTTCGATATGGACAACGATTGGGATACTGAGAACGCCAAGTTTAAGGCTACTGGTCGTTACAGCTTTGGCTGGACTGACCCCCGTGGTCTGTACGCCTCTGCTGGTGCTTAATAACCATATGGCCCCTTCGGGGGCTATTTAAAGGATAAAATATGGCTATTATTGTTACTCAAGGACAAGTTGCGGTAAGCGACCCTTCTCCTACGGGACCAACAGCAAATAGTAATGTCAAGGACGTAGTTGTTAAGGTAGTTAAACTTACCTCTGCAAACTTCAGTACTGGTGGTGTTAATACCCAAGTGGCAACGCTTGCGGCTGACGCTACTATCCTTGGTATGCGTTTGTGGGTTAAAACCCAGTTGGCTGGTGGTGGTATTACTGCTGCTACCTACAGTGTGGGTTCTGCCTCAGCAGGTACTCAGTTTGTGAATGCTATTACCGCTTTTGGTACGGCAGGCGCTTATGCTGTTGTTACTCCTATTTCTGGTATCATGCAAAACTATGCAATCCCTTTTGGGGGTGATATTCCGATTTGGGTGAACGGTACTGCTACCACAGGTACTCCTACCTCTGGTGAACTGTATCTCGTAATCGAATACGTGCGATAAACAAGACTGGGGGATTCGTCCCCCTTTCTTTTAAGGAATATATAAATGCGACCAAAGAGTGTAACTCAAACTGGTACTGGAACGACGGCTTGGTTTCCCCTTGACCGTATGCAAGCCCCATTCAATGTGGGCATCGGTGTTGTCCTTGTCTCAGGTACGGCTACTTACACAGTAGAACACACCTTCGACAATGTTCTGGACCCGGCTGTAGTGTCTCCGGTTGCCTTCCCGAACTCTGGCCTAACGGCACAGACTACAAGTAAAGATGGTAATTATGCTGCCCCTGTGTGTGCAGTCCGTCTTAACGTAACTGCGGGTGCTGCCCCAGTTGTTAAAATGACAATTCTACAAGGAATCCGATAATGCAATTCGATGACTTCATGCAGGTCTTGGACCTTATCAAGAATCCTAAAGATTATGAAGCTAAAGTAAAAGACCTTATTGCCCAACAAAAAGCTATTCAAGATTCTATTGATGAATTGAATATTAAGGGTGATATTGGTAAGGCTCGTGATGATGCCAATACTTTAGTTAAACAAGCTAAGGCAAAAGTAGAAGCAGCTAATAAACAAGCTGCTGATATTATTGCTGGTGCTCAAGCATCCTTTGATAAACGCAATGCTGAACTTCAAGTAAGGGAAGTTATTGCTGACCAAAAGTTTGCTGATTATAATACAATGAAAGCACAAGAAGCAGCCCGTAATGAGGCTCTCCGAGTGCAAGAGAAACAACTCTCTGCTATGCAAGCAGACTTGGAAAGCACTAAGGCAACCCTTCGTAGCGCCCAAGCAGAAGTTGATGAGCGTTTGAATAAACTACGACAAGCAATGGGGTAATATATGGGTGTTTCCTTTTCTGATGCAACAGAATATACACTAGAAAAGGTCCCCGGACTAAGTATCCCGATTCATGACTATATATCCCAAGCACAAAATGCTACTCAAGATATATGGTCATTCTTTTTCGGTGGCTCTGGTGGAACTCTTGTAGCGACAGTTACAATCACATACACCGATGCTACCAAAGCAACAATAGCTAGTGTAGCTAAGACATAATGGCATATACCTTTAATCCTCTTAGTGGTAAGTTTGATTACTTTGAACCTAGCACGGGTACTCCCGGCCCACAAGGTCCAACTGGACCACAAGGCCCAATGGGTGCCCCTATTCCCGGTGAAGACGGCGTAGATGGTGAAGTTGGCCCCCCGGGTCAAGCTGGTCCTATAGGCCCACAGGGTCCCGCAGGAGCCGATGGTTCCTCAGGTGTTGCTGGTCCTCAGGGACCAATGGGACCTCCGGGGTTAATGGGGGATGATGGTTTAGATGGAGATGCAGGTCCTCCCGGACTTGCTGGACCACAAGGTACTCAAGGTATCCAAGGTGATCCGGGTTCTACAGGAGCCACTGGTCCTGCTGGATTGATGGGTACTCCCGGTAATGATGGTATTGACGGTGAGGATGGTTTAACTATTCCCGGACCACAGGGACCTGCTGGTTCTGCTGGTAGTCCCGGAAGTGCTGGAGCTACTGGTCCTTCTGGACCTCCCGGCTTTGGTATGGATGGACAAGATGGAGAGGATGGTTGGTCTATTCCGGGTCCTCAAGGCCCTACAGGAGCAACTGGCGGTGGAGGTGGAGGAGGTAGTTCTACTTATACTACCATTGAGACTAACCTTAGTGCCAGTCAATATATTAATAGAGGAAGTAAACAATTATTCTTCCATATTGAAACCTCTGTTAGAGGCGAGTCTGCTGTTCCGACAGGGAATGCTTCTTTATCAGAATGGCCTCCAGAATCTCCAGACTCAGCAGGACAACTTGCGGGACACCTATCTACTAGTACAGGAGCAGAGGGCTTCCTACTTAATAAACCTACTACCAAAGATGAAACTTATGTAGCAGGTACTTCTATGCCTACCACAGCCCCTCCAGCGGTTGCTCATAGGTTTGGTTGGTTCTCTGATATTACCTATACTGGTATAATTACTCCCGGTATGTGGACATTCCAGTGGCGGGAAGATGATACTAACGTAGGACTTGCAGGTAATCCTGTCATAGCTTTGTTTGCATCTACTACTAGAGACTTTACTGGTTCTATGCGATTTCTAGGAGAACTCTCTGGATTCCAAGACTGGTGGTTAGCTTCTACTAATGCCATAGGGCAATTAAATAAAGCTTTAGATACTATTACATTAACTAATGAGTATCTTTTTGTATTACTGTGGTGTCATGAAACTTCTGGTTTTACTGCTGGACAGACACTGACATTTAATACAGAGGGTTCAGACCTTGACAACAATAATCGTTCTTGGCTCCGTACTCCTCCATATCGAGAATTAGTCTCTGGTCCTCAGTACACTGGAAACTTTACAATTTCTGGAACTGGACTTACAGCAGGAAAAGTAGTGTCTATCCAACAAGCAGCAGGACCTTATACTAATAAGGGAGATAGAGCAGATGAAGCAGAGATGGACCAAGTTCATGTAACTGGATATGTTCTGAATTCTACCACAATACAAGCATACTGGAGTAGTGATAAATCACCTATGGCTGGTAATGTCAAATTTAATTATTTAGTGAGTGCATAATGGCAATCATCCAATCAGGCGTAACTACTGACCTTTTAACCGTAGACCCTACAACCAAGGCGGCTAGGATTACCTCCAAACCCACAGAGTATGGTGCTCTTGGGCATTACAAATGGGGGTCCTCTACTGGTATCCTTCCAGCGGCTTTAGCAGCTAACTCAGAGATTGTCCAGTTTCGTTGGTCGAACGCTACTAACCTTTGCCTTATAACAAAGATTCGTGTTTCTGCTGCTGTCACGACTACCTTCTTTGCTGCTGGTGTTCCTGTTGAGATTGATATTATTAAATCTACTGCATGGACTGTTGCTGGTACTGGAGGTACTGCCCCAACCTTAGCTGCTACACTGAAGGCCCGTGCTAGTATGGGTAATAGTCTTATGGTTGCTGGAGACTTACGTATTGCTACTACAGCAGCATTAGGTGCCGGTACTAAGACACTTGAAGCAAACTCTTTAGCATCTCTGGTAGCCGCAGGACCTATTACTGCTTCTTTGAATGGTACTATTATTGCTCCGGGAACGGTGATATGGGAACCAGACATGGGGGATGGTGAGCATCCTTTGCTTCTGGGGACAAATGAGGGATTCTCTATTCGTAGTGTAGCAGTTCCTGCTACTGGTACTTGGAGATTTTCAGTAAATATTAATTGGGTTGAACTTTCTGCTTTCTAAGGATAATAAAAATGGCAATAGGAGCATCAGGGAATAGGATAGTAATTCTAGCTAGGAATATAGGTGTAAATCTCGATTCCATTGGACGAACAGTAATTTTAGTTAATTATAGATTATCGGAGGCTACTATTGATGGAGCACGGCAAGATGGTCTTCTGGAAAATACAGAAAGTCTTCTTGCTGAGTTTGAACCCACAGATAGTGAGATTGAAGCCACTCTTCGTGAAGAACTAGCTATTAGATTGTCAGAGGATTTCTTTCCTGCTGAATTCCTTAGTTCAGACATTCGGGGACTTAAAATATGAGTGATAATCATGGACAGACTGCTAAAATCGCTGCTACTCGTTTTGGTGCCGTTAGGCATCCTCTTACTGATGCTGAGGGTACTGCTAAAGTAATGCTGGAGTATGTATTCCTTTCTGGTACTACATATCGGGCAGCTAAATATGAAGTGAGTGTATTAGCTCCTAAAAATGAACAAGACTTTAAAGATTCTGTGAAAGATGCTTTAGTCTATGAATTGCGGGAACATTTTCCCACAGAAGATATACGAGCCAAAGACATTATGTTGTTTGGGTTTTAATTAAAGGATATTATTAAATGGCAGCAAACAAAACAATACGTCTAGGTCCTGTAACGGTAGCTGGAACGGTTGGTAATCTTTTTAATCCCCCGACGGTAACTGGTGGTGTTAATCCTCCGGGTACGTCTACTAATACTTATTACATTCTGCGGCACATCCGTATTGTAAATAAGACTGCTGGGGCAGTTACCTTCTCTGGGTATATTGGTGCTACTGGTGGTTCCGCTGCTGGTACTGAATTTTTGGGTACTGGCCTTTCCATTGCCGCTAACAGTTATGTTGATTGGTATGGTGCCGTCCGTTTGGACGTAGCTGACTTCCTCACCGGTGTTGCTTCTGCTGCTACCTCTTTGGTTATTGAAGCTGAAGGCGAAATCGGTATTGCAGGTTAATCATGCGTAATTGGCTTGACCTAGGAAACTGGAACGCCCTATGCGACAGTTGTGGTAGGAAATTTAAAGCCTCCCAACTAAAAAAGCGTTGGGATGGTTTACAGGTCTGTGCTGATGATTGGGAAACTAGGCATCCTTCTGATTTCCTTAGGGTCCAACGAGAACAGATTAGTGTTCCTTGGTCCCGTCCAGAAGTAACAGATACTTTTATTAGAGATACCTGTGATTTGTGGTCTAGTTCCCCTATGGCAGATTTTGGTACTGCTAATTGTGCTACTGTAGGAGGTAACACAAGTATTCGTATTCTTATTGATGTATTTAATCCTGTCGCTATAGCTGGTATTGCTATCACTGGTAGGTCTATCCCCGGAGTAACTCGTGTATGAGTACAACTACTTTTGTAAATAATGTAACACCAATTCTAGCTGATTGGCTTAATGACGTAAACTCTGCTGTTTACGGGAACGCTACTTGGACTTTCACTGGTATTAATATTAGTGGAAACCTTGCGTTTACAGGTACTGGAAACCGCATCACCGGAGACTTCTCTAATGCGACATTAGCTAATCGGGTGGCATTCAAATCCAGTACAGTAAATGGAAATTCTATTTTAGGTATTATTCCAAACGGGACTTCACAAGTTACTGGTTTTGATGCTTTTAATTCTGCTGACCCTGATAACAGTGGACGAGCTAGATTTAACATTTCAGCACTCGCTGTAACCCTTGAATCAACGGTAACTGGTACAGGAACGAACCTACCTCTGCTAGTGAATGTTGGCGGCAGCGAGAGGATGCGGATTGATACCAGTGGGAATGTTGGGATTAGTGGAAACCTTGCGTTTACAGGTACTGGAAACCGCATCACCGGAGACTTCTCTAATGCGACATTAGCTAATCGGGCGATGTTCCAGACGAGTACGGTTAATGGCGGTACAACAGTTGCTGCTATTCCAAATGGTGCTGGAACTATTGCTGGCTATATGGTGTCGGCAACGGCAGATACGGCAAACTCCTCACAGCTTTATATAAACACCGATAACTCCGCGTTTTATTTTAACTCCACCAAGTTCGGAACTGGCACCTTCCTCCCCATGGCGTTCTACACGAGCGGCAGCGAGAGGATGCAGATTGATACCAGTGGGAATGTCCTGCTGAAATCTGCTACTGGTGGACTCGGCTACGGCACAGGAGCAGGAGGCTCAGTCACTCAGGCTACGAGTAAATCTACTGCGGTTGCTCTGAATACACCTACTGGTCAGATAACGATGAATAACGCTGCTTTGGCGGCGGCTACTTCTGTTTCTTTCACCTTGAACAACACCGTTATCGGAGCAAACGACCTGATTCTTGTGCATCGAGTTTCTGGTGGCTCTGCTGGTGCTTACATAGCTACGGGCGATGGCGTTGGCGTAGGTTCTTGCTCAATCACTGTTCGGAACAATTCGGGCGGCTCTTTGTCAGAGGCGATTGTTCTGGGCTTTGCAATCATCAAAGGCTCAATAACATGAACGTAATAGCAACCCTTCTGCTATTTATCCCGCTAGAAGTAGCGGGGCTGGTCATGTCGCTAGTGGCGATGGTGTTTTGCTGGCTGATTGCTTTGTTCGTTGACAAAGATGGAAACCTGCCAAAGTACCTGCGCTGGTTTCAAACTCCAGATGCTACTTGTTTTGATGAAATGTGGGTAGCCGAACACCCTACTTGGAGCAAGTACAAAATAGCTCTTACTTGGATAGCCCGCAATCCCGCCTATGGATTCAGGAAATGGGTTGGGATAAAGGTTTCACCGATTGCAAAGACCTACGGAGATATTGAGATTGGTGATGGGGAACTAGGTAAAGCAGGATGGTTTTTGCTTATTGATGAACAGGGATTCTGGAATTACACCTACGTCATTGATCTAAAAAACAAAAGCTGTATGCGCGGCACTTTAGGCTGGAACCTTATTCCTATTGCCAAAGGTTACGACAGTGTTAATTCGGGAATGCTGGAAACAGACTTCCTGAGGTTTTATTCTTTCGGTGTAACTGGACACTAAATATGACAAGTAAAACATGGTCTTCTGGAGTTGTAATAGACTCTGCTTGGTTGCAGGATGTAGATACAAGTGTCTATACTACTGTTCCAGCAAATCAAGCAACAAATACTGCTGCTATTACAGCCCTTCAAACTAAAACTGCTAATCTTCCTACAGTATCAGCATTTGCTGGCACTATGATGGATGATGCGAATGCGGCTGCTGTTAGAACTACTATTGGGTCTGCGGCTAGTGGAGCCAATACTGATATTACTTCTTTAAGTGCTCCAGCATTAGGAGCAGCTACGGCTACTACTCAAGCAGCAAGTGATAATAGTACAAAAGTAGCTACTACTGCTTATGCAGACAGAGCTGGTGCTGGCACCTCCAAAATCCAATCAATCTCAGCCTCAGTCGCTGCAAATGCTTTAACGATTACCCTCCAGCCTACTACGCTGGATTTTAGAAGCACCACGCTCGGCTCGGGAACGATAACAACCGTTTCAAATGCGGCTGCTATCAGTACGGTTATTTCCTCTGGTTCTACCGCAGGAACAACAAACGCTGTCAAGAGCGGGATTTGGGTCGCTGCGATAAACAACGCAGGAACGATGGAGCTGGCTTGGACGAACGGAACTCCAATCGACGAAACGGGGATTATTAACACGACCGCCGAAGGGGGTGCAGGCGCGGCTGATAGCGGTAATGTCTGGTACTCCACGACCGCAAGAACTGGTGTGGCATATCGAATCGTAGGGCGTGTTGATTCCACTCAGGCGACAGCGGGAACATGGGCAACTGCTCCAAGCCTCGTACAGGGTGCCGGTGGATTTGCTTTCATTGGTTCCCTAATCGCCTATACCCGAATCACAGCAACAAACGCTTCTTTAGCCCGTACTGTTGGCACTACAAGAGCCTTGTATCGAGTTAAAGGTGGTGGTGGGAATGGCGGGGCTTCTAACGGTGCTACTTCTGGTGGTGGTGGTGGAGAGGGACAAGAGCGTGTTTATTTTGATACTGCTCCTACTGCTACTTATAACGTAACTATTGGTGCAGCGGCCTCAAGCTCTTCCATTGTTGGTAGCGTAACTGTTACTGCTACTGGGGGTACTAACGGCGGGTCTGGTGGTGCTGGTGCTGGGGGTGGTCCTGGCGCTCGTCAGGGCGGTTCCGGTGGGCTTGGAAAAGTTGGAGCCGATGGTTCTGCGGGTACGGGTGCAGCCGGTGGAAATAACGGCGGTGTCGGTGGCGGCGTAGATGGGGGCACGGGTGGCGGCGCTGGTAGCGCCGGTACTGCTGGTGGGGCTAATACGGGCTGCGGCGGTCAAGGTTCTGACATTGGCGGCGGCGGTGGTGCTGGTGCTGCTGGTGGAACTGGTGTTGTTGAGATTTGGGAGTACGCATGATTAAGAACTTTGCCTCAATCGCTGGTGGGTTTATCACTCACGTTTCCCCTGCTGAAGATGTTTGGCCCCTACCTGACGAGCGGGTAGAGTGCCCCGATGGATTTGGAGTAGGTGATTTATATGACGGTACGACTTTCTCAAAACCTGCTCCTATTCCTCTAACCCAAGAGCAAATAGACGCTCAAGCCAAAGCCTCCAAGGACCGCGCAGACGCTATCGCTGCAAAGGCAGACGCAAAACTACAAGCCCTATCAGCTATGAATCCAACTCAGGTACGTGCTTGGGTAGCAGCGAATGTTTCAACGCTTGCAGACGCAAAAGACGCTCTGGCGACTCTTGCTGTTTGTGTCTCTATCCTTGCAAGAAAACTATGAGCACTCACGATATAATTAGCGCCCTTCTTAGTGGGGGCCTTTTGGCACTTGGTTGGTTTGCAAGGGAGCTTTGGGCTGCTGTAAAGAATCTTAAAGAGGACCTAATCCGCCTTAAGGATGACTTACAAACTCACTACGTCCGTAAAGATGACTTTAAGGAGTTTCGGGACGAACTTAGAGGATTCCTCCAACGTATCGAAGCTAAACTAGATAATAAACAGGATAAACATAATGGCCCTTGACCCTCTAACCGCTGGTATTGATGCAGTATCTAATATTGGTTCTGCTTTAATTAAACACTTCTTTCCCGATGCTGCACAACAAGCGGCTGCTGAACAGAAGCTGGCAGAACTTAAACTGAATGGGGACCTTCAAATTATTGCTGGTCAAAATGCAGTTAATCTAGAAGAAGCTAAAAATACCAATCTATTTGTATCAGGCTGGCGGCCTTTTATTGGTTGGATTTGTGGTGTGGGACTTGCTTACCACTATCTAGTTTACCCTCTTCTGGTTGCTTTGATTCCTCATATTCTTCCTTTAGATGTCGGGGATTTGATTGCTCTTGTAGCAACCATGCTTGGTATGGGCGGTCTACGCTCTTGGGATAAGAAAAACGGAGTAGCTTAATATGGCAACGAGTGGAACAACTTCATGGACACTACAGAAGGATGCTGCTATTAATGCAGCTCTTCGTAAGATTGGAGTTGTCTCTGGTGGGGCTTCTCCTCAGACTTACGAGATTACAAATGCCACTGAAACACTTAATGGGATGATTAAGAGTTGGCACGCTGATGGTATGCCTGTATGGGCTATTAATGATTACTCATTTGCCACAGTAGCTGGAACTTCTACTTACACTATTGGCACAGGGCAGACACTAAATACTCCTGCTCCTCTTAAGATTACTCAAGCTTATCGTAATCAGGGCACTACCAGTGCTAATGTTCCTATGAACATTTATACTGAGTACAACTTTAAACTCTTACCGACTACGGCAAGTTCAAGTACTCCTGTTAATCTTTGGTATCAGCCCTTGGGAGCTACTGGTGTTATCAGTCTTTGGCCAGCCCCAGTAGATACTAGCTACACAATCCATATTGTCTATCAGCGTCCCTTTGAGGATATGACAGCATCCACAGATAACTTTGACTTTCCTTCCTATTGGATGGAAGCTGTGGTCTATGGTTTAGCTGCTCGTATGGCTCCTGAGTATGGTATCCCTCTTCAGGATAGGCAACAACTAATGAAAGAAGCCGATATCTTCCATCAAGAAGCCTTGCTATTTGGTTCAGAGGAAGGTTCGATTTATATGATGCCTGATTGGGCAGGAAAGAAATAACTGTGCCTTTTTCTAAAGCCCCCGTTACCTCTACCTATGAGACTAAACAAATACCCTTTGTTACAAGTCCTCATCAAAGGTCTGGTGCTTTACCAGCCAAGGATTCTCGTCTTGTAAATATGTTAGTGGAGGTTCTAGATGCGCCTACTCCAAGTAATCCGGGTTCTAAGAAAGTCTTTGTCAAATCGAGGGCTGGAGTATCTACCGCTTATACTAATACTGCTGGTGCTGGTAGGGGGACTTATTTTTGGGTACTTAATGGCACTCAATATCTCTTTACGGTGATTGGAGCTAGTGTTTATGTTAATGGTTCTTTAAACCAGACTCTTACCACAAGTACAGGTGAATGCGGATTTACTGAATATATTAATGATGTTGGAACTAAATACTTAGTACTACTAGATGGAACACAAGGATACATATGGGACAATCCGGCAAATCCCCCTGTTTCCATTAGTCCTGCTGCTTGGGCAGCGGGAGACGTAATTACGTTAAATAGTCGCCGCCAACCCTCTACAGATGCAACAAGTAGAATTATAAGTTCTAATGGATTTTATTATAAAGCGACTACTGCTGGAACCACTGGAAATTATTCTTGTAGAGTCTTTGGTATTAATGCTCTTGGAACTGGCTATATAGTTGGGGATGTTATCACGGTATTAGGGGGAACAGCCGTTACTCCCGCAAGTTTTACGGTAACTACTGTAAATGGGGGAGGGGGAATAACCGATTTTACTCCTAATGCAAATTTAGGAAATTACGTAGTTCCCCCACTTACATCAACAGTTTTATCCACATCTGGTGGTACGGGTACAGGGTTTAAAGTTGTTTATTTTAATGCTGACCCGATAATGCCCACATGGCCTACTACGGAAGGAGCCACGCTAACAGATGGTACTGTGGTTTGGACTTGTGTTGGAGGAAGTTTTCCAACTCCCCATGTTCCAATGCCCGCTTTCCTTGATGGGTATCTTTGTGTGGCTAAAGCAAATACAGCAGACGTTTATAACTCTGACTTAAATGACCCGTTTACATGGACAGCAGGTGATTTTATATCGGCTGAAATGTATCCTGATATTATTGTAGGTCTTGTTAGAAATAACAACTATATTAATGCTATTGGTACTAATAGTGTAGAATTTTTATATGATGCTGCTAATGCCACAGGTTCTCCATTAGGACGACATGATGGTGTGGTTCTCCAATTTGGATGTGCTGCCGCCGGTACTATTGTTGGTACAGAGAAAGAAGTTGTCTTTGTTGGTGAAACAGGAAATGGTGGTCATACTGTTTGGTTCATTGATGGGTATAAACCAGATGAAATAGGTACTCCTGCTATTAAGGGAGTTCTTCTTAACGAAGGTTCTTCTCTAGCTAATGCTACTGCCCACTGTATTCGTGTCTCTGGTCAAAAGGTTTACATTCTTTGCTTATCCTCTAGAACCCTGGTGTATAGTTTTGATAGCAAGATTTGGACAGAGTTTGATAGTGGTGCTACGGGTGGTTCTACCTTCTTTGGTGGACATTCTACTGATGGCCCTAATGGAACTGCCTATATACTGGGTAAGACCAGTGGTAAAACCTATCAAATGGGAGAAGCATATCTAGATGATTCTGGAACTAATTTCCAATGCCAGATTATTACGGATAAGCATAACTTTGATGTAATGGATAATAAATTTATGTCTAGATTAAGTATTGTTGGTGATATTCCAGATACTACTAATGTAGATAATGGATTATCGGTAGAATGGTCAGATGATGACTATAATACTTGGACTACTGCTAGAACTCTTGATATGGGAGCAGAACAACCAAGTATTCGTCAACTAGGTAAATTTCGTCGTAGGGCCTTCAGATTCAAATATGCTAAACCCCATTTACTTCGTTTAGAGGGTGTTGAGGTTGATATTAATAAAGGAAGTCAATAATGGCTGCTCTTCTTCCACCACCTCCTTCCCGGTCAGACATGGGGAGTTTTGCGTATCAGTCTTGGTTCCAATCTCTACATGATTTCCTTGTAGTTAATTCAGGGACTATTGCTTGGGCTAGTATTAATTTTGCAGGAAGTTCCCTCACAGACTTAGCTGCTAGGGCACATAGCCAACTTCAAAGCATTCAAGGCAACGGGGGATACCATTTGAATGCCACGGAACAATCAAGGATTGCCGGATATATCTCTATTGCGGGGGACCCAACTACTTCCGATATTGCTTCTGGACAATGGGCAGTTTATAAAAATACTACCTCTGGGGTAGTTAAACTCTGGGCTAACAATGCGGGTACAATGAAAAGTGTAGCTCTTACATGATATATCATGAGTTGACTGATGAGATTGCCTTTAAACTACTAGCTTTTGGAAAGCAAGCTCATAAAGAAACTAGGTACGGAGATAAACCATATAATCCACAGAGTTTATATGATTTATTTAATTTGATTGCTACATATCCATTAAAGTTCTATATTGGTTATACCAAGAATAAGAATGGGGATATCACAGGAGCCTTCTTAGGTCAAATCTCTACTGAGTACTTTTCTGGTACTACGATAGCAAATGACTTAGGAATGTTTGTAGCGCCAGCCTATAGAGGGTCTAGTGTCTTTGTAAGACTACTAAAAGACTTCGAGGGGTGGGCTAAAGAGATGGGTGTTAAGAAGATTATACTGTATCACAGTACTGGGATAGAACCAGAAAAAACAAATAAATTATTTACTAAACTGGATTATACAATGTTTGGTACTATCTTTGATAAGGAAATATAAGTATGTGCGGTAAAGTAGATGACATTCTAAGCACGGTAGATAAAAAACCAATTAGCGGTCCGTTCACCCTAGCTAAGAACTTCTCTAAGGGTTGGGACCCTTTGGGTGAGAGAATAAATGAGGATATGGAACACTGGCATAAAGTTGGTGCAGCTAATCCTTATGTGCAAGGTGCAGGTACAATTGTAGCCGGTATCTATGGAGGTCCTGCTGGTGCTGCTGGTGCTCGTGCTGCTTTTATTCGTGAGAATGGTGGGAGTTATGAAGATGCCGCTAAAGGGGCTGCTGTAACCTATCTTGGTGGTTCCGCCATGCAAGGTATGAGTTCTGGTGGAGAATATTCTGATGTTGGTGGCGGTGTAGACCAATATGGTGGTAATGCCGGAGACTACCGTGGGGCTACTGATGGCTTCCAAGGGGGTCAGGCAGATGGTACTGATTATGGTGCCACTCAAAGTGCTCCAGAATACAGTGGAGAAGCTAACTATCAAGGTCCCCAAGATACAATGTTAGCTGGGGATTCTGGTGGATATAATGGGACTGCTCGTCCTATTTCGTATTCGGGAGATTCTTCTGGTGGTTCTTTAGGAAATATACAACAACTTAATGACACTGGCTATTCTCCCTATAATCCTTATGGAACTGGGGGACCCACAGATATGTCCTCCTCTGTTGGACAGGGTGGTAATTTATCTTATGATGGTACCCCAGATACTAATAATCTAGGATACGATAGTTCTCTTCCTAATGCTGGTCCCCAGAATTGGTGGCAAGATATGGGTAAGATGGGTAAACTCCAGATGTACCAAGGGGGTATGAAAACTCTTGGTGGGCTTATGGACCAAGGCCCTATGAAGTCCCGTGCTGACGATATTGCTCGTCAACGTCAGGCTTATGAAACCCAAATGAATAGTTATTATGCTCCGGGTTCTGCTGAATCTAAGTTACTGCAACATCAAATGAATCGTAAGGATGCTGCTGCTGGTCGTAATAGCCAGTACGGTACTCGTGCTACTGATATTGCTGCTAAAATTGCTACTATGCAAGCAGAGAATCGTCAACGCTCTCTTCCTGACCTGTTTAGAATGAATCAGACGGAAGGCCAACTGCGTGGACAAGCTGATGCGGGTATTTATGGGGGCGCATCTCAAATGGCTACTGGTTGGGGCATGAACCAATTGTGGGGTTAATATATGGCATATGCAGGACTAGAATCAATCTTTCAGAACGAAGGTCCTAACAGCGGTGCTGTAACTGGGGGCCAGCGTGAAGCTCTAGCTCAGTCTGGAGATTTGCTTACCCAAGGTGGGCAAGTACAAGCCCTCCGTCAAGCGGATATAATGAATCCCTTACTTGCCCAATATAAGCAAGGGGAAATTGACCAGCAGGCTCCCACTCTTCGTAAGCTTAACACTGAAGCTCAGTTTGGTGAGGATACCCTTGCCTCTAAAACTAGCTCTACTAATGCAGAGAATGAGTCCAAGTTTACTAAAGCTAACTATGAAAAGCTTGCTCATGTAGCACAGACTGCTGCTGCTATTGGTACACAACTACAAGCAATCCCAGAAGGCTTTGCTAGGGACTCTGCTGCCCGTCAATTGCTACAACAGCATGGAGTTCCTGCTGATAGTCAAGCTGGTCAGTATGTGCTCAATGAGGGGGTTAAAGACCCTTCTAAACTTCTTGATATTCATAAAAAGATTGTAGAGGCAGGACCAGCCTTTATGACTAAGATGGCGGAAGAGAATATGAAGAAGGATTCCCATCTTCAAGGTATTGCCTCGATTAATGCAAGCAACCAATTACTTGAAGATAAGCGTATTGCTGCTGGTAAATATGATAAGAAAGCTACGGCTTCCTTTGCTATAAAATTTATGGCGCTGTCCCCAGATAAACAAATGCTGGAACTAGCAGAAGCTCTTCGTAAGAACATAAATCCCTTTACTGGCGAAGCTCTTGATGCTACAGATAGGGATGCACTAATAGTTCGCTATCAACAAGCAGATGCTATAGTTAAGGCTAATAATGCCGCTAAAGCTTCTGGTGGTATTGATGTGGCTAGAACTGCGGGATTGCCTGAAAAACAAGTGGCCCCGATTGCTCAAGATATTCGTGGTCCTCAAGAACGAGCTGCTGCTCCAGCACAGCCTGCTAGTGCTGTTAAACCAGTACCTACACCAGCAGATAGAGAAAGAGCGAAATCTAATCCTACCTCTCGTGCTAACTTTATTCGACACTTTGGAGTTGAACCATAATGGCTGATTTCGACTGGGACAAACCTGCTACTGATGAGTTTGCATGGGATACTGCCCCAGAGTGGGATACTCCAGTAAAACAATCTAAAGCGGAACTAGCTAAACAATACATGGACTCTGCCAAACAGGGTTCTATGGATTGGTCTAATAACCT